AAACATTATACATTATGGAAAATAAAGTTCTTAAATTAGGGGGGGGGGAGCTCCCCCTAAGACTTATATTGAGATTAAGATAATATCCCAATTATAAAAGCAATTACCCAGAGTATTAAAGTAAGGGTATATGGTGTAGAATATCTATGCCAGGGATACCAGCAGGTAATATAAGAATCTACTTTTAGTATTTCTGGATGTTCTTCTTCGTATTTTTTATCCTCTTCTCTAGCATTATATTTAGCCAAGATGAAGAAAGGTAAGAATACGAAGAAGATTATTAAAGTAACTGGGAATAAGAGTAGGAGAAGAATCTCCCACCCTTGCATTGATGATCCAGCATAATTACCATCTCTGTCAAAAAAGTATCTCATAGTAATTTGTATTTTATGTATCTGATTAATAGATAAATCGGAAATAGAGGTAATACCAACCATACCGAGATGAATAAAACGAGAGAGTGTATTTTGTGAGTATAGGGTAAATAATCTAAGCAAACCTTTACAAAAAATACAGTGAACGGTAAGCATACCAAATAAATTATTGCTAATACAGTAGTCATTGTTCTTTGAAGTATTTGTTAACTATCTTGGTTAGCTTCTTATCGAAATCAATCATCATATCAAAAGCATCGGTATCTTTCATACTTTTCATTTCCTTGTCAAGGAATTCTATATTTCTCTTAATCGAGAAATAAGCCTTATATGCAAGGTAGGCTTTCTCATGTTCTTCTGTGAGAGGAAGAACATCTCCTTTTTGCCCATCCAACCTTGGATATGTATTATCAGGACCGAGAGTTCTTGCAACTTTTACCCGGTTACTGAGCATTGCAAATCCACCTTTCTTATCGATGGATTCTACTGTTACTTTCTCTGTGATGGATCTTCCTGATAATACGAAGATAACTTCATCACCTTCTTTGAGCTTTTTAGCTTCTTTCTTTTCTTTTTTCATATCTTTATTTATTAAGAATTTTTCTTTATGCAAATATACGAAATTATTTTTTGTTTATTGCATTATCAATCATATTTTTAATAAATTCATAGGCATTGCCCCGGTAATCTTCTAGCATTTTGTATTCCTGTGGAGATAGAATTACTCCGTTTACTTTAAAAAGCTTTCTTAGATGTTCTGGTATAGTGCCTTGGTGAGCGATGTTATTATAACGGATAATGAAAAGTTTCTCTCGGTCTTCATCAATAACTCCCAGAGTGTTTACTGGTTGGAGTTTAGTTTGGTAAATACCACCAAAAGCCGAGGGCACCATTAAAATATTTCCGGGAATTTTAGTTACCCAGTGAGAATAATCTGGAGTAATTACCGCAATTTTACCCTCTTTCTCAAGCTCTTTATCATAATCTAATCGATTAAACCAAAAAGCACATTTAAAACAAACTTGTTTTCTTGCCATAAGTTGGGGAATCTCTCTAGTTTCATCGAATTCCTCTAAATTAATTGGTTTGCCACATATCTGGCATTCATTTTTCTTGTCCATATTGCATTATTTTATAAGTTATATATGATAATAGAACCTCTAAACATATTGAAAATGGGTTATAAGCAATACTTTTGTTACTAAAATTGAACCATTAAAACTGATAAGTTATGGATAAACTAACAAATGAAATGATTAAAGACCTTGCTACTCGCTTAGGTTTAGAACCTGCCCTATTGAAAGCTGTTCAATTGGTAGAAGCAGCAGGTAGAGATGGGTTTTTAGCTGATGGTAGGCCTCAAATTCTCTTTGAGGGTCACATTATGTACAAAGAAGTACATAAGAAATTCCCCGACAGAGATTTAGCTTACCTTTGTAAGAGATATTCTACGATTTTCTTCCCTAAATGGGATAAATCGAAGTATTTGGGAGGTGTACACGAGTACAAAAGACTCGAATTAGCCAAAGAAATTGACGAAGAATGTGCATTGAAGTCTGCAAGTTGGGGTATGTTCCAGATTTGTGGGTTCAATCACAACCTCTGTGAATGTAAAGATGTCTTCGAATTCGTTCATAAGATGTCAGAATCTCATGCAAATCAACTAGAACTCATGTATTATTTCATGAAAAACTCTGGTTGTTTGAAAGAACTCAAAGCAAAAGACTGGGCTGGCTTTGCCAAGAAGTATAATGGTCCCGGGTATGCCCAGAATGCCTACGACCAAAAGCTAAGAAATGCTTACGAAAATTTCAAAGATAAGTTATGAAAAGATGTCATTTTAACAGCTGGGTAGCAAAGGTATTCCTTTTCCCCAGTTACAAAGCAATTACTCTGGTGTATAACTCATTCTTCAAACACAAAGTAGAAGAGTGTAAACCCGATGATATCAATCATGAACGTATTCATCAGGTACAACAGATTGAATGTAGTATAGTGGGTTTAGTACTTGGTATCATACTCTGGGTATTATTCGATATATCCTTCTGGTGGGTAGTGGCTCTGACTTTTGGATTCTTCTACCTTTGGTATGTTATTGAATACCTAATTATCATGTGCTTTGCCAAGTGGAATAAACAGAATGAAAGATATCATGATGTAAGTTTCGAAGAAGAAGCCCACAATAATGATAAGAATCTGAGTTACTTGGAAGACCGTAAGCCATTTGCTTGGATTAAGTACATTAAATTGAGAAGCTACAAGAAATGAAAAAATTAAAAGTATTAGGGGTGTCTGCTGGTGCAGGCATCCTTTTGTTCCCTTTTAGAAAGAATTTGATAGCTAATATAGAAACTCGAGGAGTATTTTATACTAAAGGCTTAGAGCAGTGGAAATTGAACTTTGGTGGTATACCATATTATAAAGATGAAACCTTCCCAGATTGTAAGCCAGACATCATACTTTCAAGTCCAGACTGTGGAGCATCTTCTATTATGAGGCTTTCAAAAGTAAAAGAATTGGGCAATCCCCAAGAGAATAAATCCCTGAATCTAGTAATTCAATCAATCTTACATTATAAACCTAAGATATTTCTTATTGAAAACTTACCTCGTTTGCTATCTTTGCTCCCAAAAGAATATCTTCAAAAAACTCTTGAAGACTATAAACTTATTTTTCACGAAAGAAGCGTTTCTGACTACGGTAACTCACAGTTATCACGAAAGAGATTACTTATCATTGGAGTACATAAAAAGACCGGTAAGAAATACTTGAATGCTTTTGATGAAATATTCCAAGTAAAAACTCCAACAACTACTAGAAATTTACTTAAACCACTCACATTCTCTCAGGAAAATAATACTAACCAGATTCCGTTCATGAGTAAAACTCTGGCAATGTATGACTATCGAAAGCTCCCTGAGAAGAAGAATCTTACAGTAGCAAAGATACATAGACTCTGGGTTAGAGATTTCAAGGATGAAAAGAAGTGGCCTATCAAAACTGCAAAGATGAGTACTCTTCCAGGAGTATATCGATTGGAGTATGATAAACCACCTTTAACTCTAAGACCTGCAGATAGGCAATTTAGACCAGATGGTTATCCTTTGGGAATCGAAGACTTCAAGGCAATTATGGGATTCCCAGATAAATTCAAAGTTTACCTTCACAAGAATGGTGATACCTTCGAAGGTGATTTTAAGGATTACCATTATTGGCTTAACAAGGCAAGGTATACAATTGCCAAAGGGGCAGTAGGTGAAATAGGTTATTGGTTCAAAAAATGCCTCAAAAAGGCAAATACCAAGAAACCTTGAGTTTCAGCTTTATATATAAAGTCTTATATATAAGTTTCTGGGGTGCCTTGAAATATATAGATATATAATATACTACGTATATATATCTATATATTTATCTGCGTATATATAGCTATTCATATATCATATCGTAAGTAGTATATTTGGATATTATCTCACTTCGTTCGATAAAGGTAATCGCTAAGCGATTACCGAACAGATAGTATTATTAAAGCGTACGAACTTCCTAAATTTTTTAAACCATGAAGAATTTAAAGAATGCCTTGTTTATTGTACTTCTAGGATTTACTATTTACCTTTGCTTCAGGAATTATAAACTTTCTCGAGAAGTTGATTTCCTGGAACTAGCGGTCAATGAAATCCCAGATACAGTATACACAGAGAAACCCTTCAAACCAGAAAAGAAGTACTCAGAAAAAGTTGAACCAGGTAAAATCTTAGTTCATGATAATAAGCAGCCAACTCTCTTTCCTGATTCCATGCTAAGGCAGCCAGTTATCAGTAACCAAGATTCCCTGGTTCAAATTGTTTTGAAGAAAGATAAGTTGAACTTAAGTCTGTTCAATAAGGAGACTAACACTTATTCAACTAGACTATTCCCAATCGATTTAGATAAGTACAACTACAACTGGTATGAAGGTCAATTAACTCGAAAGAAAGCTGCAAGGTTATCACTTAGTCCATACGTTTACGGCAAATATAGACCTTTCAATAATCTCTTCGATGTGGGAGCTGGTCTTTCAATCAAGACTAAGAGATTTAATTACAAACTCGGAGTCAATACCTTTTACTATCCGAAGATAAAATCTGGGATAGGTACTGACATCGAATTTCAAATAACGTATAACTTTTAAGTAATGGCAAAGACTATCTCAGAAACTAGAACTACATTAACTCGGGAGGAGCTATCAAACCTATCCCGAGTTTCTAGTGATGTTTTCTTTTTTAGCCTTTTTTGCTATGTGATACATCCAGTAAGAGGAAAGGTAAGATTCGATTTATATCCCTTTCAGAAATCCGTTCTCTACAATTTCATTGCCCAACGATTCAATATCATTCTCAAGTTCCGTCAGGCAGGAATTACAGAACTTATTTCAATGTATTGTCTTTGGTTGGCGATGTACCATCCCAACAAAAAGATAAACATTATTTCTATCAAGGATACCACTGCTAAAAAAGTACTTAAGAAGATTAAGTTCATGTACAAAAATCTACCCTGGTACCTTCAAACTCCCATTATAAACGGTAGGGCTGGTGAATACGGATCAGCATCCATGATAGAATTTGATAACGGGTCTTTTATTGAATCAATTCCGACATCATCCGAAGCCGGTCGTTCGGAATCCCTTTCTCTTCTGGTAATTGACGAGGCAGCAGTAGTAAGATGGGCTGCTCAAATTTGGGCTGCTGCATTTCCTACTCTTTCCACTGGTGGAGCTGCCATCGTCAATTCCACTCCCTATGGAGTTGGTAATTTCTATCACTCAACTTGGGTAGATGCCATTGCAGGAGGTAATCCTTTTAACCCAATTCGATTATACTGGCAAATGCACCCAGAACGAGATATCAATTGGTATAACCAAATGTCTTCTGCTTTGGGAGCAAAACGAACTGCACAAGAAATTGATGGTGACTTCTTATCATCTGGTAATACAGTCTTCGACTTAGCCGATATTAAAGCTATCGAAGACTGCCTTAGTGATTACCCAGTTATTAAGAAGAGATTTAATGGTCAATACCGACAATTCTGTGAACCTGAACCAGATAAAGAATATTTCATTGGTGCAGACGTTTCAACTGGTAGAGCTTCTGACTACTCTTCATTTACTTGTATGGATAAGCTAGGAGAAGAACAAGTAGTATATAAGGGAAGAATGGCAGTGGGAGCTTATGCTAAGTTACTTGGTGATACTGGGAAGTTGTTTAACTGGGCAATAATAGCTCCAGAATCCAATGACGTTGGTTTATCAGTAACTTCTAAGCTTCAAGACGAAGGCTACCCTAACCTTTACTACTACCAGAAGATGCTAAAGAAAAAAGGTAAAAGTAGACCTGAAATGGATAAATCCCCTGGTTGGTTAACCACCCAAAAGAATCGTTCAGTGATAATAGAAAACTTGGAAGAAGATATTCGATTAGATCATGTAATCATTAAGGATCCATTCTTTGTACAAGAAGCTTATACCTTCATTTATGATGGTTTAGGTAGACCTGTTGCAATGGGTAAACATAGGGCTAACAATTCAGCTGTAGATGTAGACCTTGAAGGAGATGTATATGCCGATGATGATATCTTTGGAAAAGCAATATGTAATCACATAAGGAAAGGAAAAACTAACGTAATCGTACAACCAAGATGAAAAAGTACTTCAATTTTAGTTGGGGTTGGGGACGTAAGAAGGACTCTCCCAAGAATGGTACATCCTCTAATAAAGAGGAGAAGCCTGCCACATCGATTTCGCCTGGTAGGGTTTCAGTTGACGATGATAGCGATAACTTAATTACATCATTACAAGGGTTGACTAAATTAGTTGAACCCTCTTTTCGTGTTGATGTGATACCTTTAATTCGGGATTTATATAAGGTAAATCCTGATATGGGCATTGCATTGCAAGATATGTTTAAGTTAGCTAACACCAGTCATACAGTAACTTTCCCTAATAATACAGATGAAGAGGCTTCAAAGATGAGAGAACATCTTAAGAAAGCTACCAAGGGATGGACCAGATATACTGCTGGTATAGATGGTTTAGTTAATAAAATGATTGTTCAACTTCTTGTAAGTGGGGCAATATCCGTAGAAGGAGTACCAAATGATAAGCTTGATGGTTTGGCTACTGTATTATTCCTTAAGCCAGAACACATCAAGTTTAAACGTGAATTAAATGGGGTGTATGCTCCTTACCAAAAGAATATAAATTTCTTTGTTAAGCAACAAGATTACATTAAGCTTAACCCAGAAACCTATTTCTATGTTGGTATGTTCAATGATACGGATGAACCCTATGGAGTTCCTCCATTTATGCCTGCATTGGATTCTCTCAAAGGACAAAATGATATGAAGATTAACTTCAAACATATCATGGAGATTTGTGGTATGGTTGGTTTCTTAGAAGCTAAGATGCAGAAATCTCCACAAAGACCAAATGAGAGTATAAAAGCTTATGAATCCCGATTATACCATGAACTTAATATCCTTAAACGTAATGTTAAAGAGGGTATGAAGGATGGAGTAGTTGCTGGTTACATAGATGACCATGAATTCAAACTAAATTCTACTACTAAGGAGCTCGGTAATATCGAGAAGCCTTGGAATATGAACCAACAATCTGTAGCAAATGGGTTGGGAGTTAATGGCTCTATCATTGGGGTATCATCTACTACTGGTGAAGGTGCAACTGGTATAATGCTGTCTAAGATGATTAGCCAGTTAAAAAATATCCAAATGCTTGTAGCTTATGTATTGGACCGACTTTATTCTCTAGAACTGCGTCTGGCAGGCTTTAATAATAAGGGGATGAAGATTGATTGGGGAACTTCTACAGTTTCTGATGAAGTTAAAATCCAACAAGGTCTTCAGTATAAGATACAGAACCTTGATTTATTGTATAAGGCTGGTATCATTAGTCAAGAGCAATATGCTTGGGCAATGGGTTATGATTCACCAGATGAGAAAGAACCAAGAGTTTCACTTGAGGACCAATTTGCTAAGGGAGGTAATACAGACCCCCAAGAAGGAACTAAGAAGAAACAAAGGCAAGATGATAAAAACCAATCTGCTCGTAGGTCAAGAGATAAGACAAACCCGGCTCCTTCTCGAGGAGACCAAAATACTAAAGCAAGATGAGTAAATTCACAAAGAAAAACAAAGAGCATCTTGATTCTATGGTGATAGGTCAAGGCCATACCATTATGGCTGGGTATATCCCAGAAGCAGTGGGAGCCCAGACTTTCTCCGAGAATTATTACAAATGGAAGAATCCTACACCGGACACCATTGCTCAATTTGGATTTTGGGGAGGGGATATAGATTATAATACCTATTACCCTAACCTGGATAAATCGGAATTAACTCCAAAGGATGAAGAGTTTATCGAACCTATGTTCCGATTACTTTCAGAAACGATTGTATCTAAGAATTGGAACCCGACAGACTTTGGTCAGAATGGAGTACTAAAGGCTTCTATGAAGATGTTGCTTGGTCAAACAGTAAACTGTGACCATGAAACCAACATTGGTAATGCTATTGGTGCTGTATCACAAGTAATGTGGCAGGAATCCTACAAAGACGGTAGCTTTACTATACCCGCTGGTATCAACGGTATTCTGAAAATCGATGGTAAGGCAAACCCAAGAATTGCTAGAGGCATCCTTATGGAACCTCCTTCAATTCATAGTAATTCAGTTACTGTACAATTTAAGTGGGATAAATCCCATCCCCAAATGGAAGATAACGAATTTTATCAGAAACTGGGTACTTATGACTCTAAGGGAGTTATGGTACGTAGAATTGTTACTGAAATTGTTCGTTACCTTGAGACCTCACTAGTTTCACATGGTGCTGATTCATTTGCCCAGAAAATTGGTTCGGATGGTAAAATCATTAACCCAGCCTTTGCCAAAAGAACTTGGGCATCTTATGAAGAATACAGAGATGATAAATCGAAGCAATACTTCTTTACTGATTACAAATCGGATTTAACATCATATCAAGAAAAGGACGATACTCCGGGTTCTTTTAATGATAATGATGCCAAGGATAATCATTCAAATAAAAATAACATGAACGAAGAATTACTAAAATTTCTTGAAAGCCTTTTTGGGGATAACATGCTTACCCTGGAAGAAGGTAAAGAGATGAATCAGGAAAATGTAATTGCCTGCATTCAGACTTTGGTATCATCCAGAAACGAATTGCAAACTTCAGTAGATAATCTTACTACAGAGAAAACTTCTCTTACGGAACAGATTACCAACTTGAATGCCGAAGTAGCTAACTTGAAGGAAATGGCAACCGTAGGAAAGAATCACATTGCTTCTCTACGTGAAAATGCCGTAGAAACCTACAAGAAGTTGATGGGTGATAAGGTAGATGAGACAATCGTTACGATGCTCAATGCCGAGACTACTGGTATTACTACTCTTATTTCCTTGACCAAGGATTACCAAGCTCGCTTGGAAGAGAAGTTCCCTCTCACTTGCTCAAAATGTGGTTCTAAGGACGTCAACCGTGCTTCCTCAATTGCTGAGGATGATACCGAGGGTAAAACTGGAACCCAGGGTACTGATACCCAACGGAATTCAGAATCTCCGAGTACTAAGAATGTAATCGATAACTTGTATCGAAACAAAATCAAATAACTAATATAAATAATCCGCGTTATGGAAAAAACTAAAATCGTAAACGACCCTCAGCAACTTACTCTCTTTGGGGAAAGAACCCCGAGAGCGGTGATTTACAAAAGTGAGTCACACAAATTGCACCAGGCTTTCAATGTTAAAGCTGGAGAGAAAATCGTACAGGGTATGCCAGTGGCTTTGAATGAAGAAGGTTTGATTTACCCTTGCACTGATACAGCTACTCAAGTTTATTTGGGTGTAGCAGTAACGGATAACGTTAACCCTGCTTATCAACCTCAAAGAAATTTCCCGGTAGAGGTAACAGTAGCTATGGAAGGTTACATGATTTGTAACTGGGTATCAAACGGAAATATCGAAGCTGGCTATGTAACTCCCGATGGAAAATTGCTTAACGATAGATTCGTAAAAGCTAACCAAGCAACTTCAACCCAGTTCATTGCCCTTAATCCCGCAGAAGAGGCAAATGAGGTAATTCAAGTACTCATCAAATAAGAGAAAAGAAGTTATGGAAAATAAAATAGATATTACAAAGTTGAAGGCTCAAGATTTTATGAATGAGCTGCCGGAAATGGTAAGAAGCTTGGAAGCTGTTCGTTCCGGTTCACAGGACAAGAAGCCTGTAGAGGTAACTTTTGGAGAATTGGTTACCGGTAAATGGGGTATTTCAGAAGATGAACTTTTTGAAAAGATGGGCATCAATCCAAAAGTGGACACGATGCAGAACATCTTTACAATGCCCCAACAGAATATTCGTTGGATTGTTCCGGAAATCATCCGTGCTGCTATCACATTGGGTATGCGCCAGGCTCCGTTCTATCCAAATATCATTGCATCTGACCAACCAATCAATGGTTTACAAGCAATCATGCCGATGGTTAACATGTCGGATGCTGCCCCTGCAAAGGTTAATGAGGCAGAAACTATCCCATTGGGTGATGTTAGCTTCGGACAGAAATCAGTTAGCCTCTTCAAAATCGGAAAAGGTTTCAAACTTACTGATGAAGTTCGTAACTATGTTTCACTCGATGTCTTGGGAATCTACCTTCGTGATTTTGGTGTTCAGTTGGGTTATGCTCTGGATACTCTGGCTATGGACGTTGCTATCAATGGTAACAACCCTGATGGCTCTGAGTCTGCCCCGGTAATCGGTGTATACGAAACAACTAACGGTATCACTTACAAAGACCTTCTGCATATTTGGGTACGTGCTGCTCGTATGGGACGTAACTTCCAAACTATGATTGGTGGTGAAGACCAGGCAATCGAAATGCTGAACTTGCCGGAATTCAAGGATCGTCACTCTGGTACTACAGAAGCTACCCTGAATGTTAAGTCTCCTGTTCCCAAGAATGCTGACTTCTACATTCACCCGGGTACACCCGACCAACAGTTGCTGTTGATTGATACATCTGCTGCCTTGATTAAGCTTACTGCTCGTCAGTTGATGCTTGAATCTGAAAGAATCGTTTCTAACCAGACTCAGGCAATCTATGCAAGCTTGACTACTGGCTTCTCTAAGATGTACCAGGATGCAACTCTGTTGCTGGCTGCCAACAAGAAGTTCTCAGAATTCGGCTTCCCCGAGTTCATGAACGTAGACCCATATTTGATGGTTAACCTAGAATAATAAGGGACGCCCGGTTTCATCTATATAAATTCCCTGAGAGGGTAGGTAACTAAAAAGACCTATCCTCTCTTTAATCATTTTTAAATCTTAGGAAATATGGCTAAAGATAAATATACAGTAACTGTGGGACCAAGAGCTTACAGTTTTCATGACCAATCAACTGGTATTACCGTTTGTAGAGGAGAAGACAAGGAACTCTCTCGTCGTCAATTCCGTGCACCAAAGATTCAGAAGGCAATTGCCTCTGGCCATCTGATTATCATTGCTGATAAATCAGAAATCGAAAAGTATTCAGAGGCCGACATCGAAAAGTTGGATAAGAGACTGAATGCTCAGTTCAAGAAAGGCATGACTCTTGAAAAACTTGCAAAGGGATATTCCCTGGAAGAACTGAAACTGGTAGCAGGTCTTCATGAAATCGTTGCCGAGAAAGATGATACAGTAGAAACAATTCTTCAGGCTTTGCTAGAAGAATTCGAATCCTCTTCTAAAGGGTAATCTATGAAAATTACATAAGACAGACTAATATGAATAACAATCTGGACTTTTTGTACGTTACGTCAGGTCTGGAAGTTTCATTCAGAGTCATATCCAAAGTCCCGGCCAAATCTATTTTTGACTGGGACTTTGGCGATGATAAGGGAGAGGTTTTCAATGGTGGAAGACATGTTTCCTATTCTTATGAAACTCCCGGTTTCTATACCGTAACATTACATGTAACTAACTCTAGCGGTTTAGATATCACCGTAGATAAGACTCTGGTAGTTTGTGATTATGGGCATACGGCATTAGCCGATACAATATATAACTTAATCGACCACTATATTCCTTCAGAGATATCAGAGGGAATGACCAGGGAAGATAAATCTATCTACATCACCAAATGGCAATATTATATTGGTCCTCTAGTAAATCACCAAATTCCTGCAGATAAGTATACTGATGAATTATGGTATGAAGCACTAGAAAACCAATTAATAATGGAATTGGCAGCATGGGACTTTCTCAATGTGAAGATACTTAATCTATTAACAAGTACTTCAGAATACCTAAGTCAATTAACTTCTACCAAAGAACAAACTGGTGATGGTACTTCTAAACCCGAACTTGCCCGAGGTGATAGGATAAAACAAATCACTACTGGGCCTACTGAAGTGCAATATTATGATACCTTGGCAGATGCTACAAGTTCCCTATGGAAAACACTTTCTCAAGCAATGCAACCAGGTGGATTAATAGATGAATTAAGAAAGAACCTTTGTATGTTAGCTTCACGATTGGAAATCTACTTACCATTCTGTGATGAAGTATTTAGAACCGTAGTCCCAAAAGTAGTTAACAGAAGGCAACCTGGAGTATTAGATGGACCCAACCCAAGTGCTCCAGTAAAAGGTGGTAAGAAATCAATTCTAACTAAGCTATGACAAAAGAACCCTGGAGAATGGTAAAGAACCGCTCTTGGGATAGATACAAGAAAATTATCACTGACTTCTTAGATTGGGATGCTGGTAGGCAATCCATAACCTGGGCCAAACATGTTAATCAGCTTCTCAGTCATGCCGAAGACAGTATACCTAAATATTATAACATCCAAATCGAGGCATTATGTTACTACAATGCTTTCAGAAACTGGCCTATCAATAAGGCAACTATTTCAGGAGAATTGGATGATGAAAACTTATCAATACTAATTTCTAAATCTTATATAGAACAAATCGGTTATCTTACACCGGAAGGTTATTGGGATTTTAATTGGGAACAAGATAGGTTTGTAATTAATGGTATAACGTATAAGCCTTCTGGAGATACTCAGACTGCTCAGGCAAAGGATGAGGCTTTAGTTTTCATGATTATCCTAAAGAGAGACCGAGACACCAAAGTTGAATTTGTAGAATAAAAATAAAGTATATGGCAAAGATGTTAGTACTGAGGTGGACACCAATTACTACAAACAGTGGAATTTGGTTTGATAGTAATCTGGTTATCCTCAATGGTACCTCTGGAGTTCATATTGAAATGAAAGGTAATGGCAATGATGTAACGGCATTTCAATCGATGACCGGACACAAATTTGTCACCTGCTTTCAAGATTACTTCGGGGATATCTGGGATAAAATAATACCTCATCCTGGTATAGGCCAGGTAATAAAATTCCGTGTAAATAGGCTTCCTGATTATGCTTGCATACGGGGAGATATTGAGGACGGTGGAGATGTAGACCCCGAAAATCCGGATGTACCAATGAATGCCTTCTGTGGTTCAGAGGGAGAACCATTTAGAGATATCGATTCTGAATTCTTACTGGGTCGTCAACGTGTAGTAATTAATCCTTAAATTTTATAAAATATGTATGTAAGTAAGTATTATACCTGCGAAGAAATAGACCAGCGGTTATTACAGGGTTACTATGATGACTTTGTTAAAGCTGGCTTTGGAGGAACTATAAACGAGTTCTGGGCCTTCGTACTTTCTATCAAGAATAAGGTAGATAAGAAAGAAGGATACGACTTATCGAAAAATGATTTTACCGATGAGTTGAAGGCTAAACTTGATGGCATCGAAGAACATGCAAATTATATCACTAAAGTTTCTCAGCTTGAGAATGATTTGAAATATCAAACCGAGGAAGAAGTTAAACAGATGATTAGTGATTTGGTTGATGGTGCTGATGATGCCCTTGATACTCTTAAAGAGTTGGCAGAAGCATTGGGCAATGACCCCAACTTTGCAACTACTATCACTAATAAATTAACCGACCTTCGTACTGCTTTAACCGAAGAGGTTAATCGTGCTAAGGAAGCCGAAGCTGCTCTGGGTGCTGCAGTAGCTGCAGTTCAGGATAACCTAGAATATGGGTTAGACCAAATCAATAAGAAGATTGATACCGTTAAGGCAGACTTAAAAGCTGAAATCGACCGAGTTGAGAAGAAGGTAGATAAGAATGCTGAAGACATCAAAGACCTTGAAGATAAGGTAAATCAAGATAATGGTGAACTTGAGAAAGAACTCAAGGACCTTATTCAAAAGGAAAAAGATGAACGTATCGCTGCCGATAATGAGATTAAGGAAAGTGTAAATAACCTTAAGACTCTCCATATCAATGATAAGGCTGCACTCGAGGCAAAGATTGCTGAAGAAACTGCAAATCGTACCAATGCAGATACCGTACTGGATTCTAAGATTAATGAAGAAATCACTAATCGCCAGGCTGATACTTTAGCTCTTCAAGGTAAGATTGACCAAGAGAAGGTAGACCGTCATTCTGAGGACCAAGTTCTTCACAATGAAATCTCTAAAGAGGTAACAGACCGTACCAATGCAGACAATGCTCTTCAAGGTAAGATTGACCAGGAAGCTCAAGCACGTACTGCTGCAGACCAGGTATTACAGAACAATATAGATTCAGAGGCTACTGCTCGTGCTGCTCAGGATTTAGTTCTCGAACACAAAATTGAGGATATAAAAGAGCAGGGTGTAGAAGACAAAGAACAATTGCTTAATGCTATTGCTGCCGAGGCTGCTGCTAGAGAAAAAGGTGATAAAGACCTTGATGCTAAGAAGGTAGATAAACGTGAAGGTTATTCTTTGACTAAGAACGACTTTACCGATATACTCAAAGCTAAATTGGATGGCATAGAAGAAAAGGCAAACTATATTACCCATCTCTCCCAGCTTATCAACGATGCCGGTTTCCAAACTGAAGAGGAAGTAAATGCGGCTATCCAAAAGATTATTGGTTCAGCACCTGAAGTACTTGATACTCTTAAGGAAATTGCTGATGCCCTTGGAAATGACCCCAACTTTGCAACTACTATCACTAGGAAGTTGGCTGCAATCACAGAACAGGTTAACCAAGAAATCGAAGACCGTATTGCAGGAGACGAGGCAAACAGTGCTGAAGTAGCTGCTGAAGTTCAAGCTCGTAAGGATGCAGATACTGCCCTTGAAACTAAACTGAAAGAATACGTAGACAATAAGTCTGCTACTGGAGATGCTGCACTCGGGGTTGTAAGGGATAACCTTAATAAGGAAATCCAAGACCGTAAAGATGCCGATGCTGTAATTCAGGCTAACTTGGATAAGGAGATTGCCGAAAGAAAGACTGCTGATGAAGCATATACTCAAAGTCTGGCTAACGTTAACCAGCGTATCTCAGACTTGGCTTTGAGTATGCAAGAGTCTATCAATACTTTGCGTAATGAGCTTACTGAGCAGGTAAATGCCAATACTACGGCAATCGCTACTAATCAACATAATATAGAAAGAAATTCAGAGGCAATCACAAACTTAACTAAGACTGTAGGTGATAACTACAAGGAAGTTAAGGATATGATTAACGAAGAAATCGTTGACCGTACGAATGCCGACAGTGCTTTGAGTTCTCGTATCGATACTCTCAATATTGACCTTAATACTGAGAGTGTAGAAAGAAAAGCTGCAGACCAAGTTCTTCAGGTAAATTTGGATAAAGAAGTAGCAGACCGTACTGCAGCCGATAAAGCCTTGAGTACTGAGTTTACGGCTAAATTGGATAATGCTAAGCAGGCTTTGGAATCTGAGGTAGCTAGCCTTAATACTAAGCTTGAACAAGAAAAGGAAAACCGTATTGCTGGTGATAATGCTTTGGGAGTTCGTATTGATTCTCTAGAGGCAGGTAATACCGATGCTATGAATGAATTAAAAGCAAAGGTAAATGCTAATACTACTGCTATTAATGTAGAGAAAGACCGAGCAATTGCCAAAGAGACTTCACTTGAGGCAAAGATTGATACCAACCTTCAGAACCATAAAGATGATATGGCGGGTATCAACCAAGATATACTTACCGAAAAGAATGACCGCTTAGCTGGTGATACTGAGTTGCAGAATAATATCGATAAGGAAGCTACAGAACGTGCTAACCAAGATAACCTTATCAATAATGCTTTGGCTCAAGAGAAGGCAGATAGAATTGCTGCTGACCAAGCCTTAGATTCTAAGAAGGTAGATAAGGTAGACGGTAAGGTACTTTCTTCAAATGACTTTACTGATTTACTCTTTGCTAAGTTGGATGGCATTGAGGAACATGCTAACTATATCACAAAGGTATCTGAATTGTTGAATGATTCGGATTTCCAAAATTCTGAACAAGTAGAGGCAGCTATCCAAAAGATTATTGGCTCTGCTCCAGAGGTACTTGATACTTTGGCCGAGATTGCTAAGGCTCTCGGTGATGATCCCAACTTTGCAGCAACTATGACTGCTAAGCTTACTGAGTTGGAGAATAAGCTTGAAGCTGAAAAGAATCTGCGTGAACAAGGAGATAATACTCTGCAACAGACTTTCACTAACTTAAGTAATACTCTTACTACTACGGTAAATGAGTTGAGAACTTTCGTAACTGAAACTCGTACGGAGCTGTTAACTTCCTTGAATGCTACCAATGCTCTGGTAACTCAGAATGCTGCCAATATTCAACGTAATCTGGAATTGATTCAGGGTATTCAGGGTAACATTAATGGTAACTATACTGCCATTACCGATTTGCTGAATAATGAAATCGCTGCTCGTAAGGCTGAGGATATTCGATTAGAAGCAAAGATTGACCAGAATACTTCTGACTTAAATACAGAGAGAGAGGAAAGAAAGGCCGCAGATAAAGTTCTCCAGGATAACATCGATGCAGAAGAAGCTGCCCGTATTGCTGCCGATACAGCTTTGGGTAAACGTATCGATAAAGAAATTCAGGACAGAACCGATGCTGATACTGCCTTAGATAATAAATTCACTAACATTACCGATGACCATGAAGAAAGATTGGAAGCTGAAGAAGGTACTTCCGATGCTTTGCCAGACACCATGGTTACCGATGTTAGTACTGTAACCCGAACAGATACTCAGCTTTCTTTCAAAGTAAAGACTTCAACCAAGGATAAGGCAAATAACCAATATGGTGAAGAAGTAGAAGCTACCAAGAATTTACTTCCGGTAACTCAAACTCTTGCTGGAGTTATGTCTGCAGCAGACAAGGTTAAGTTAGATGGGTTAGACCCAAATTCTTTAACTGATCTCTCTGCAGCTTCTGATGCTAATAAGGTAACAGTAACCGTAACTAAGGATAACGGTTTGAATGCTGATACTACCGAAACTTTCGATTTGCCTCAGGTATCGGCTACTAAGGCTGGTACGATGACTGCGAAAGATAAGGTAGAATTGGATAGAATCTCTACTGCTAACTTTGCCCTTGGTGCAGTAACTCCCAATGAAACCACAGTAGGTATAGCTGCTACTAAGACCGTAGTTGAAGATGGTACAGTAGAACAGAATCCTATTACATTGCCTGCCTCTACTGCAGAGAAAGCTGGTGTACAAACTGCAGCAGATAAGAAGCTGTTTGATTCTATACCAGATAATATTATTATCTTATCTGGTGATAAACCAGTTGAGGTAGGTCAACAAAGCAGTCATGTTACTTTAACTCATAATTTCTCTTCTAAAAAAGAAGAGGGTATTTATACTCATGAGCCTGAAGATTATAAGACTACTTATATCCCAGCAGCTACTACAGAGAAAGCTGGTGTAATGACCGCCCAAGATAAAGTTAATCTGGATGAGACATTACCAAATGCTATTGCTCAAGAGGTTCAGGACCGTAAAGATGCTATCGAAGCTTTGGACGGTAAATCAGAAGCCGCTCTTGCTCAAGAAGTAGCTGATAGAAAAGCTGCAGATACTGCTTTAGATACCAAGTTTACTAAAGCTGTAAACGATGAAGCAACTGCTCGTACTTCTGCTGATACTGCATTGGGTGCAAGGATTGATAAAGAGATTGCTGATAGAACTGAGGCAGACACTGCCCTTGATAATAAACTGCAGAATAACATTAACACTCTAGAAGCTAAACATGATGCTTTCGTAGCAACTAAGGGTCAAGCTGGTGGATTTGCTCCATTGGATGGGAAGGGGTTAGTACCTGCTAACCATTTGCCTTCATATGTAGACGATGTACTTGAAGTATATGCTACCTATGATGTAAGCCCCACTGGAGGTCTTACTAATGTTCAATTGTATACGGATGCAGGTCACCAAACTCCCGTAGTTGGAGAATCTGGTAAGATTTATATAAATGTTGCCGATGGTGAACCTCCATACCAATTCCGTTGGTCAGGTACTAAATTCGTAGACAGTAATACTTCGTCTCTTATCATTGGGGAAATCGCAGGTACTGCTTTCGAAGGTAGTAGAGGTAAGCATCTTGAGGATGTGGTATCTAGCATGCCTAAAAATTTAATTAGTAAGGTTTCAATAGTTAACAAAAATAAGCGTAATGTTATTATCTTATGTAACTATTCTGCTACGGATGGTCAAGGGCATTACATTGATAAACCCGATGGGATGGTAATCCCTCTAACTCCAGCCACTACTCAAGAAGCTGGTCTGATGGATGCCGATAGTGTAATAATGCTTAATCAAACCTTACCAGATGCTATTGAAGCTGAACAAGAGGCCCGTATTGCAAAAGATAATGCTCATGATACCTTTAATAGTTCTCTTCCAGGAATTATTCTTACTGGATTCACTCTTACCCATAATTCAACTAATGTAAGAGCTACTCTTAATAATAAAACTAAGAGTGCAGATGGTAAGACTTATGAAGGTGCTACAGATTTAATTAGAGATATACTTGCAGCAACTAAGACTACTGCAGGTGTAATGACTGCAGCAGATAAGACTAACTTGGATAATACCGTACAGGGGTTGGCAAATGAGATTACCAATAGAACTAATGCCATCAATGCTCTTCGTACAGAATTGAAAACTTACGTTGACGATTTGATTGCCGATACTGGTTCAGATGTAACTGCCTTAGAAACTAAGGTAAATAATCACATTGCCAATAAATCTAATCCTCATGGAGTTACCAAATCCCAGGTTGGTTTGGGTAATGCTTCCAATACTTCGGATGCAAATAAGCCAGTATCTACTGCTCAGGCTGCTGCTATTGCCGATGCTAAGGCTGCAGGTACTGCTGCTCAAACTTCTATCAATAACCATGCAGGTAGAAAGGATAATCCTCATACAGTAACTAGAGCTCAATTGGGATTGGCAACTACCGACCGGGTAGTATTTGATAAGACCACGGCTCCTTCTGGTTTCTTCAAAGAATCTTCAGATGTTCGACTCAAATCTAACATTAAGGATTTGAATCATACTCTGGAACAGATTTGCCAGATACCAACCAAGTCATTCGAAATGCTTGGTAAAGAGGACGAGGGAACTATTGCTCAGAACCTCGAGGGCTTAGGCTTTGGTAAATATGTGGAAGAAGTTCCAGTAGAGAAATCTACGGTACCTAATCCAGAGGAATTCGAAACCTTAGAAATCAATGGAGAAGAATACGTACTCGTAAAACAAGTTAAATACCACAAGATGTCAACCTTGGCAATCGAAGGTGTTAAACTTCTCTATGACGAAATCAAGGCTTTGAAGGCAGAGATTCAGGAACTTAAAAACAAATAACTTATGGGAGAGATAGCAACCTGGAGTGCTGTCAAAAGTAAAGTAGGCCTTGGTAAGGATGGTAATGACTGCCCTACCAAGGCTGAATTGTTAGCACTCACCCCTACAGGAACAGGGGAAAATTATGTGGGGTTGGAACTATCCAATGCCAGTTCCTATGGAAACAACGAATGTGTCAAACTCGAAGATATTCATAAGGTAACTTATAAGTATACATTTACAGCTATAAATACTTCCTTTACTTTTCCTGCCATAGGTGGAGAATCAACCCCTGCTAGAATAGATTTAACTTCAACTAAACAAAAGTATTGGGATGGGGTAGCTCAAGGCTCTTCGGTAACAGTGGGTCATACCGGAACAACTTTACCAGATTGGTTAAAGGGGTCTACTGATACTATTGGGTTTATGGCTACAGAAAATTTAGCTCTATCTTCAAGAGCTCATACTAGAACTTATACTCAAGATGAATCTGGTAAAACCGTTTCTGCTACCTTTACTCAGGCAGCAGCCTCTCAAAGTTGGCGTTATGTTTGGAATTTATCACCTACCTCTATATTATTTGGGGCTACAGGAGGTACTAAAACCTTTACCGTTGCTTCTTACAAGCAAGAATTGAGAAATGGGCATAATTATGGTAACCAAATTGCTTTAACTTATACTAGAGCCAACTCTGGTAGTGTATCTGGAAGTGGTACTTCTGTAACTATGGGTAATAATACTTCTACCAGTACACGAAGTGGTACGGTAACCTTAACCCAAGCTGAAACAGGGAAGAAGTTAACCCTATCTTGTTCTCAGTCGGCAGGTTATAGGACTTACAGTGAGATTACAGCAAGTGGAGGAAGTGTATCCGATATACCTGCAAGTGGAGGAAGTAGAAGTTCATTCTCAAGTATGCCATCATATTCTCAGACTTGGGGATGGAATGGTTCTACAACTGGAGGTGGCACAATTACAAGCGGTGCTAGCATTAGTTATGGTACTGCAGTTAGTGCAGGTTCTTTGGGAACTACGGTTAAATCTAGAACCCAGGTAGGAGCCCTTACTGGTACCTTATCACTAAATGGTAAAACCAAATCTGTAAGTGTACCAGTATACCAGGCAGCAAACGAATTTACTGGGTATACTTATGGCTCTTGGAGGGTAAGCTTAACTGCAAGTTCTTATACTATCGGTAATACTGGAGGTAGTGTAACTTTGTACCCAATGGCAAGTAGACTAAGGTATGCTAATTATACTTCTGGTTCAAATGTTCTCGATGGCTCCGATAGTGCTACTCCGAGTTTAAGTACCAATGGTACCTCAGGATTTAGCTTATCAGGTACTACTCTTAGTGCTTCTGAGAATACCAGTACTGGTAGTAGGTCCATTAGAATTACTGCTTCTTATGGGGGTGCTTCCGATTATGTGGATATCACTCAGGGCGGTATAAGTGTATCTTATAAATATTACCTGGCATTTACTTCCCCTACTGGTTCTAGAACTACTTCTATACCAGTAGTCTCGGCTTTGGGAGGTAATAACTTTACAGTTGATGTAGCTTATTCTTTTAAGACTAAGGTAATAAACGGTTCTGAAATAAGTACAAGATACCCATTAGCTTTAACTGTAACCTCAAAACCAAGTTGGGTTACAAATGTAGCAATCACAATGTTATCAAGTGATAATGGAAACTATGGGTTAACCTTAACCTTAACAGAGAATACCGTAGAATCAACAAGGTCGGGTACCCTTAAATTAAGGCAAGCAGAAAATGATGATGAGGGTTGGGAGCTTACAGTCAATATAACTCAGAAGGCTGCAACTATAACCTATGATTATGTATTTAATCTATCTATTAATATATCCTAGGTTATATACAACACCAGTATTTATTTGAGGCAGTTGTTTCTGAATGCGATAATATTCTTGGTTTAATTAATAATCGTTCAGAATCACCTCGTAATCCTGCTCCAGATTTCGAAGAATTTAAGTTATCCATGAATGAGAGGTTAACTAACCAAGAAACCCTTTTATTAAGGATTGCTCAAGAATTGGGATTAGATAAACCTAAACAATAATAAGAATTATGCCAAGTAAGTCGGTTAATATTACACTATCGACTCCAATTGGCCCTCTAGAAATATACGTAGATAAACGAGAACAAGCTCGTGCAGAAAGGTTGATTGCCAAAACTCCAAGTATCTTAACCAAGGGCTATGCGAAAGGTACAGAAAAGTTTGGTAATCAACTTCTTCGTATAGTAAGACGAAGTTTGAATACGGGTGTTCCCCCAAGAGGTTCAGGAGTATCATGGCCACCACATGCTCCTGGTACCCTAAAGAAATATGGGGACCATACCATGTTAAATCTTACGGGGCAATATGCCAGGTCAGTTACCTTAGTAAAAGGTAAGAAAAGAACTTTCGTTGGTTTACCAATTGGAATCAAGAAGATTACTTATACTGGTAAGACTTCAAGAAAAACTTTGAATCAGATAGCTATCATGTTAGAGTATGGTAGTAGAGATGGTAATTTACCACCTCGTCCTCTCTGGGCTCCTGCATTTAAGGCTGCTGGTGGAAAAGCTGCCTTACAAAAGGAAATACGTAATGAAGTTAGAAAAGAAATAAGGAGGATTATATAATGGCAGTAAATTTTGAAATATCTTCACTATCAGGAACTGGTACTGCTACCATTCGTGTAAAACCGAAAGCAGTAAATACAGAACAGACCTTAAAAGAGCAGGTCCTCAAGGTAGTAGTTCAGGGTGTAGAAAGGGAAGTAACTCTGATACAAAAGGCTGCTCCTAAAATAGTAGAGACCTGGGGAACTTATTTTAGTATCACTCCGGAAACTACTTCACATACTTTCGATGGTACTAAAGGGGGTGAGACTCTAGAAATAGGGGTATATAGTTACCAACAGAAGTTTATCGATAATAATCCTCAAGATGAATATCGTGCTATAGATTGGAAAGTTGAAAGCTCCTCAGATTGGTTAGAGGTAACCCAAGAAATTGGAGAAGCTAATGCCGCAGGTAAGCTTACTATCAAAACTAAATCTACTAATCAAGAACATAACCCCAGTAACTATGACCCCTTGGAAAGAACTACTATAGTTAAGATTATCTTACAGCAAGAACCTAACACTGAGATAGTTTTAAATATAACTCAATCTCCAGGTACTAGAACTACTGAGTATGGCCTTGAACCAACCCCGAATATACCATTCCCAAATCCTGGTCAAAATATTAGTACTGCTCGGATTAGTAATGTAAAGGGTTATCGGTACTACCTTATCAACGGTATTCAAGTTGCTAAATTTATAAAACAATTTAAGATAACCGATATAAGTGATACAATAGAGGGTCAATTACCTGGAGGTATTGGTTCAGAACCAACACCCTTTAAAGTATGGCTTACCGATTATCCTTCAAATATTGCTACTCAATGGGTTAGTGAATTAAATTGTGTTGGTCATTTACAAACCACAAGGAGTGGTTTTGGAGGTGTTTGGTTAACTTATAATGGGTATATTAATGACAATGGCAATCAAAGTGTTCGATTATATATTAGATTAGGATATTAGATTAGGATTTTAATGGTAAACTCAGAAGAAATAGTAGAAAGAACTTTTTATATCTCTCTACTTAGTACAATGTTGGAAATGGGTCTTACCTTAAACCCAGAAGACTTCTTACCTTTGTCTCAAGAAAACGAAAAAAGATTTCAAGAGGCAATCAAAGGTATGAAGAAGTTTATACCACTTTTTGGTATAGGGAATAATCAAGTAAAAGGCCCAAAGACTCTCCCAAGAATAACCATAGAACTACAGGGTTATTATGCTGGAGATATTGGTGTGAATAAATACATCATTGGTGATAAACTTGAGGATGGTAATTACCAAGCTTCAGAGTTTCCTTATGAAACTAAGGATATTACCATAGATGTACATCTGGTTTCTCAAACACAAGCAGATATGAGATTGCTACATACAATCTTATATACTGGCTTACCTGCTAGAGGATACGTGAGACCCTACTTCAATGATTTAGAGGAATGGGAAAAGGGCAGGCTTGCTCCCACCGGAAACCTATTCATTGAAATTGGTAATTATTATGACCATCCCGATGTAGAACATGGTATACTCGAAAAGGTATATACCTATGTATGTAAAGATGGTATTCTCCCAGAAAAGCTTTTGGAAGAAGGTACACTTACACCTATCAAGGATATCTCAGTTCTCATTGGATTGTTAGAACAAAACGAAAATGAGATGCTAGAGTTAAAAGTACCTAAGGTATAGGTACAATACTCTAGGGTATAAATTAAACGAGTAATTAACTTTAATCACAATAGAATTATGCCAACTTCACCTCATGTTGATTTTAAGTTTAAGAACAACAATGTTCTTCAAACTACTCCCATGTTAGGAGTTTCTTGTGTATTGGCTAGAACTACTAAAGGTCCATACGATGACCCTTCAGAAATCATCTCTACATTCTCTCAGTTCCAAAGAATCTATGGTTCTGAAATTGTACCCGATGGTTCTGTATCAAATATCGAAAAGGCTTTGCAAGGTGGTTCTAAGCTTCGTGTTATTCGAGTACTTGGCAAAGGAGCTACTCAAGGTACAGTAACTGCTTCTCCGGCTGCGGTAAGAAAAGCTAAAGATTCAGAAGATGAAATCTCAGTTGCTTCTGCTGTAACTAACCCAACTAAACCCTCTGCTTTGATTACTTTAAAATCTGATAGTACTACTTATAGTTTTGGATTAGTAACCAAGGGATATGGAGATCCAATTGGTAGTGCAAATACTTTCCAGGTTGGTTTTTATAAGCAAGCTAATACCTTGTATTATAAAATATATTCAGCTAATGGGCAAGTACTTGAACAGGGCCCAGTAATAACCTACAAAACTGCCGATGATAACAATAACACTTCGGTAGATTACCTTGCTCTTAGTGCATTTGCTAAGAACTCGGAATATATTAAGCCGGTAATTACTGCAGGTTCTTCTTTTGAAAACCTAATTAAGTGGCTTACCGATAATATTGATGGTACTAAGAATGCTATCACTATTACCGTGGGAGATGCTGCACCCTCCGAAACAGAGAAACTGTTTAATGGTACTATCGGTAGGGCAGGTTCCACTCCAACTGCCGAAGAATGGATTGCTTCACTGGACTTGGTAAAAGACTACACAGACTTCTACCAATTATTTATTTCACATATCTCTCAACACCTTACTACCGATTCAGATGTACTCAAGGTATATAAGGCTGCTGCAGATATGGCAAAGGAATTGATGGAATGGGTACTGTATATCGAAGTTCCCAAACATTTAACCCATTATACTCAAGGTACCAAGGCAAGAGATTACAAAGCTCAGGTAACTTGGGTACAGACTTGCCTTGGTACTGTAGGTAACTCTAAGTACATTGCCTACTTTGGTGGTGGACTTAAGTACTACAACGAAAACGGTAATCTTCAGGATTCCGATGTAGTGGGTACTATTGTTGGTTTGGGAGATGCCTCTGCTACTCAATATGGTCCTTGGAAATCCTTTGCTGGTATGAACCGAGGGGTTATTGGAGATGCAGTTGGTCCAGTATGCCCCAACTATGGTTCTCCTTCTCGATATAACGAACTGAACACTCTTGCTCAGAATTATATCAATGAGATGGTAATCAAAGATACTCCAGATGCAGGTAAGCAAACCATGCTATGGCATTGCTTCTCTTCTCAAGTGAAACAGGATTCTGAAAGGTTCCTTTCAATCGTAAGACTGAATCTTTACTTGAAGAAGTTCCTTCGCCCGGTACTCAACAAGTATATCGAAGAACCAAACGTTTGGAGTACTTGGAAGAGAATCTGGTTGGAGGTTAAACCTACCTTGGATTCTTTGGTAGACGAAGATGCTATGACCGAGTATACCTGGATGGGTGATCAAGATGCAACTTCTTGGGATGACCTTTCTGTTAATAACGAAGCAGATGCTCGTCAGGGTAAGTACCGTGCTATCCTTAAGTATAAGGATGTAGTTCCTATGCAAGAGGTAACTATGGAGATTGTAATCGATGCAGCTTCTAAGGCAGTATCAATCGTAGAAACAAGTAATAACTTATAAACTCATAACACAATGGGAGCAAAAGTAAAAAACCCACGGAAGAAATTCTTGTGGAGCATCATGTTCCCCAAACACCCTATCAATACTTATCTATTCCAAAGTTGTACTTTGCCAGATATTGAAATTGACCAGGTTGCTCATGGGGACGTCAATAGAGACGTTAAAACTGCGGGTAGGGTTACTATAGGTAATCTTATTGTAGAGAAACTTATGACTACTGCAGGTTCAGACACATGGCTTCATGATTGGCTTTATGCTTGCCAAGACCACATAGTTGGTGGAGGTTTGGTACCAAGCCAATATTGGGAAACGGCTATTGTAAATGAACTTGCCGAAGATGGAGTCTCGGTTCTTAATACCCACGTCTTCGAAGAGGTATGGCCATGTAAGATTACCGGCTTAGACTTGGACAGAATGGCTTCAGAGAATACCATTGAGTCCATAGAGTTCTCAGTTGGTACTGCAGATAAATACTAATTCCTTAGTCTATTTTCACTAAGATTCGGTGGAGGGGTGGGATTCCTGTGATAGGAGCTCACCCCTTTCGTGTTGTTATACGGAGTACTATGAACATTTGTAAACATTAAATATATCAAATTATGGAATTTAGAACATTTAGATTTACCGGACCTTCTGGTTTCGAATATGAAATCAGAGAACAGAATGGTGCTGATGAAGATATTCTCAGTAACCTTTCAGACATGAAGACTTTGATGAACCTTACCAAGTTCATTGCAGCAATTGTAATTAGAACTACTGCTACCACTAATGGGAAATTAACCGTAGATGATGCCCTTAACTTACCAGTCAATGACCGTTATGCTATTATCTTCAATTCTCGTATCTTCTCTTTGGGAGAGGAGGTAGAATTCGAATATGATTGGGGCAAAGAGAATGGTGGTAAGATTACTTATGGCCAAGACCTTCATGAGTTCCTTTTCGATTACGGTACTACTCCAACTGTAGAGGATTTAAATCAGAAGCCAGATGCTATCCCTTACTATCCAGAAGGGGTTAGATTGGTAGACCATGAATACATTCTTTCATCTGGCAAGAAGATTAAATTCGATTGTATGACAGGTAAGGGAGAACAAGAGTTCATGAAGTTGCCTTTGGATAAACAAACTAAGAATGCTCCCCTTCTTTGTCGGAACCTTTACTTAGAGGTTGATGGTAGTTGGGAGAGGGTAGAAAACTTTACTCCGTTTACTGCAAAGGATATGGCTGAGATGAGAAAGCATATCTTATCTATGGACCCTATCTTCAAGGGTGAATCCCATATCACTAATCCAACCACCGGAGAAGAAAGAACTTATCCTATAGTTTGGGCACCGAATTTTTTCTACCTGACGGAAGAGTAATGTTAGAGAGTGATTTTGTTTATATCACCAGAGCCGAGATAGCCTTAGACTATTTCGGCTTTTTACGTCTTCCGTATCGAATAAGGAAAATATTCAAGGAAATGGCCGAGCAATATTATAAACAATTAAAGAAAAGAAAGTAAATTATGAATACCAGTAGGAGTATAGTAGAGGTCGGTGTTGCCATGGTTTTAAAAGACCGATTCTCTCAAGAAGCTGGCAAGATATCTGGGTCATTCAGAACAATGATGAATGATATGAATACCTGGAATAGAGGTATACAGATGTCAGCTTCCAATACAATGGACTTCGGAATGCAGCTCGTAGGGGGGATGGCAAGGGCCTATAAATACTCTGCGGGTGTTCAGAATGAAGTTTGGACTGCTTCGAAAATTGCTGGTGCTACCATTGCAGAACAAAGAGAAATGTTACAATTGGCAAAAGATGTCAATGAGATAACTCCCCTTACTGCTTCGGATGTTGCATCAGGACAAAGATACCTGGCTATGGCGGGTAATAAATTCGATGCTATTAAAGAAATGATTGGGCCAGCATCTAAGCTGGCTTCAATCTTTACAATGCCAGTGGGACAGAAAGGTGGTGTAGCTGACTTGATGACCAATATCATGTCAATGTACCAAATCCCAATGGGAGAAGCCGCTAGAGTAACCGATGATTTATATACTGCAGTTACTAATGCAAACATATCTTTAACAGACTTAGCCCAGTCCATATCTTATGCAGGAGCAGATATGGCAACTGCTGGAGTAGACCTTCGGCAAACGGCTGCTGCTATTGGTGTATTGGGGGATATGGGTATACAAGGTTCTATGGCAGGTACCTCACTGGCTAATATGATTCGTTACTTACAACTATCCCTTGTTAATCAAAAAAAGAAAGGCTATAACGCTTTAGCAGACCTGGGCTTAAGTCCAGATGAATTCTTCGATGCTCAAGGTAACCTTATAGACCTTTACACTATCTATCAGAAGTTTGCTAAGGCAGCAGTAGATTTACCTTCACGGATAGAAACACCAACCTTCTTCAATATCTTTGGTGTTCGTGGTAATCGTGGTATGCTCCCCGTACTTAGGGATATTGCTTCTGGTAGAGATAAGATGGGTAAGATACTTGCTACTTATGACCAAAACATTGGGGCAGTAAATCGACTCAATGAAGAACGTCTTAAAACCGATGCAGGTGTAATTGACCAATTCGAATCAAGTATAGAGAACTTAACAGTTACCGCAGGTGCAGCTTTGGGTAGAATCTTTACCCCAGTACTAAATGTGGGTAACTCTATAATCAAAGTAATTAATTCTATCTCAGAAACTTGGGTTGGAAGTTTTGGTCTTAGAGTTGCTGCTACTGGAGTAGTAGTAGGTACTATTGTTGCAGGATTTAATACTGTAAGAGGTATTATTAGGTCTGTAGGATATTTACAGACTATTGCTACTGCTTCTACTGAAGGTATGTCTACGGCAACTGCAAAGACTAATGCTCAGTTTGTTATTATGGAAGCCCATCTAAGGAATATATCTTTCATGATGAGTTCAATAGCTGCTCAAACTTTGGGAATGGGAAAATCTATACCCTTGTCTGGAGGTTTCTTTATGGGTAAGGATAAGAGAGGTAGAGCTTATTATCGGGATTCAATGGGTAGAAGAGTATCTCAAGGTACTGCTCTTGGTGGTACTAATTTAATATCCACAACTGTACGTGAAGGAGGTAAGCAAGCTGGTAAGAAGTTAGCTACTTCTGCAGCTTTGGGTTTAGGAGGTAGACTTATGGGATTACTTGGTGGACCCGTGGGGTTAGCTATTACTATCGGTCTTCCCTTATTAATAGAGGTAGGAAGCAGTCTTATTAAGTCAGTAGATAGGAATACAGAAGCTCAGAGTAAAGAAGACCCATCTGCAATCAGGGCTCAGAATGAAGAAAGGTTCTTGAATGCAATGAGAGCAGCTATTAGAGATGGATTAAAAGATGGTAAGATTAACATCAGTGTAGATGGTGAGATATTGGGAGATTATTCTTTGGGTTCTCAGCAAGATTATACTGGTGTAGCATTAGGATTATAAAATTAAAAACACTATGGCTAGAGTATTAAATAAAGCAGCAGGTAAGGTTGTTGAAAAGTACAATGACCTTACAAGAGATACAGCAGGTGTTCTTACTGGCCCCTTAAATAAACTATGGAGAGCTCGGATATTACTCAATCGAACTCTTTCTACTCTTCCCAAAGATGATGCTCCAAAGGGTAAACTCTATACTCCCAATGGGGTAATGGGAGAAGCTCAGATATCCTCTAAGAACCCTATTCTAAACAAACAACTCCAGACTAAATGGAGGATGGAATTACAATTCCCGAGATTAGAGGAGAGTGAGGGAGTAGACCCAGCAAAGGGAAATAAGAATACTACTAATTACAGAAACTTCGAGGCTAAACCAGATATTATATATCAGAATGAGGTAAGGATATATAACATGACTGTTAATCCTACTCAATATATTACCCTACAGAATAGACCTCCAGAGTTGGACTTCAGAGGAGAAACTACATGGGCAACCATTAAATCCATGGGACGTAATGTACCAATGTATCACTTTACTGGAGCTGAAGACATTATTCAATTCAATGTGTCTTGGTACTGTAATGACCCCGAAAATCCTGAGGAGGTAATTAATAAATGTAGATTATTAGAGGCCTGGACTAAAGCTAATGGTTATCAGACAGCTCCGCCCATTGTTAAGATTGAGTGGGGGGATTCCGGTATATTTGATAATCACAACTACATTCTTACTTCAGCAACCTATACTCTGAAGAACTTCCAGAATGGTTATAGAGTAAGGGTACCGGGAAAGCCAGCTACTTTTGGTAATGGTAGGTTATTGCCTGCAGCAGCAACTCAAGAATTGATTTTCAAGAGAGTAAGTGCATATAACTTATCCTATGGGGATTTTATAAATTCCGATTCACTTAAAAAGACAGGAGGTATTAAATATGATTGATGTTAACCAATATCTAATAGGAGCTAGTCCTTATAATAATGCCTATGCTCTAAATTACGGAGATGGTGATTACTCTTTAGAAGCTCCAGTAGTTTCTGTACCTTCATCCTCAAACGATATTCAACATACCGTTAAGGATGGGGAGACTTTACAGAATATAGCCTATAGATATTATGGTGATTCTGGTAAATGGTATCTTATTGCAGAAGCTAATGGTATACTAAATCCTTTTAAAGAGGTAGAAAGTGGAACACTTATAAGAATCCCAGTTTATGGCAGCTAAACAAAAACCTATATTATATAATGGAATGAGCCAACCATATTTGGCTCTATTCGATTTTAGGGGTATGCCGATAATGAATCCTATTACTGGTATACCTCTTGGAGCTTATATTAGTACCTGGAATTATAGGTATGATGAAGAAAAAGAAAATCTTGCTACAATTACATTTGATACTGGAGATCCAGATACTGTAGACATAGAGGCTTTACAAGAAGGTAGTGTGATATGCTTACAGTGGGGATACATATACCCAGACGGTCAATTCATATCGGGTCCAATTAAAACTATCAAGGTTAGGGACTTTGAGGCAAAGTTTGATTCTACTGGTACCCATGTAACTATCAAGTGTATAGACTCTATTGGTGATTTAAGATATCAGCCACCATACAATTTCTCTGAAGCTTCAGAGAACAGCTTATCTTCGTATTTAGATGGTGGTTGTGATAATGGTGTAGGTGTAATCATAGAAATCTTTCAGTAATGGAACAACGAATAATAAGTAATAAAGTATATGAGTCACTACAGGTACCCACAGAGAATACTCGTACTACTACTGGAAAGGTGCTTTATGCTAATAGGTACAGTGGAGTAGCAGAAGTGGCTATGCCAGAAGATTTGAAGGCTCTAATTAATAGTGACTTTGGGTTAGTTGGCAAGAATATCTTAGTTCAATTAGAACAGAAGATGAGGGGTTATACTAATGGTCCTTGGTACATAGATTCAAGAGATAATGTTATTTATATACACAATAGGAAATTCCACGAAGAACCAGTAACCGTTTATACTTATCATGGTGAGAATGGAGAAGTACTCAGTGTTCAATTCTCTACTCAAAAAGTGACTAAGAGAGTTAAGGCTACACTCTCTCCTACTATTAATCCAGAGAGTAAAGACTTAGAAGTATTAAGCACTGGGATTGATGATACCGAAAAATTACCGGAGATAGTAGCTAATGAGAATAATGGGGTATATTATAAGAATTGGCATACTTCAGTAGATAAATATGGGGCTGAAAATAATCCTCAAGATATACCAACTATTATGCAGATGAGGATAAATCATACCTTAAAGACTGACCCTAACTTAATAGCTGCATTTGAAGCTAGGAAACAATTGAATGATAAATGGAATCAGGATGTAGCCGAATATTCTGCTTCTAATCCCGCCGAAGCATATAGACAAGGTAAGGAAAAATTCCTTAATGAACTTAGTACAGACCAGGTAAGAAGTATCATAAACAAAACCATTCAAAGGGAAGAATTTCCTGCTGATAGACGGGCAGCTTTAAATGCAGCTCTTAAGAATGTGGTTAATGGTAAGACATTAGATGAAGATATATACAATATCCTCAAGAACGAAAGATACCTTTTTGAGGGCAAAGAACAAATGGAATACATGGTCATAGAAGACCTGGACCCAAGAGACTTTGACCCAGAGCATACCCCTAAGGGTGGAGCTAATGCTTGGGGACTAGAAGACGAAGAAAGTGTTTATCGAGGTATATCCGCATTAAAGAAAGGTCCCTATACTGCGGTGATTGATGACACTCCAGTTATCAAATATAAAAACACATTAAACCCAAGTCTTGGTGTCTTCAGTGTTACAGTAAAAGTCCAACATTGGAAAAAGGCTAATGTTGAAATACCCCTGTACAAACTTTACCATAATCTATTCAGTAGATACGGTGGAATAGATAAGTGGGCATGGGCAGCTAATGCTAATGCTAATGGAGGTTTAAAGCATACTGAGAGTAAACTAGTTTGTCAGATGCAAGTTGTTGGAAGACCATTACTAGCTTCTTCTCAGGTATTAATCTTGGAGAATGTTGGTAAACGGTGGTCTGGTCCTTGGTATATAAAACAATGTACCCACTCTATGGACGCAGGTCAGGGATATGTAACTAATTTAGAGCTAGTGAAGAACTCAAGTAGAGCTGGTTCTACTACTTCTAAAACTGGTTTGTCTACTCAAACCGTTGTAGCTAATGATGCTAAAGCTAATGCTATAACTTCTAAGGGTAAAGATAAGAAGGCTTTAAGTAATATCAATGAATTAGATTTGAGTTGGACTTATAATGAGATTGCCTATTTCATTGAATCCGGTATTATGGATAAGGAAGGAAATGTATTAGATGTTAAACGTAGGGATGAAATGGCTCGGAAGAAGGCTTATTATACAGAGGTGTTGGCTAAGACTCCAATCGAGAAAGCCGAAGGTATAGCTGTAAGTTCTGGTAGTTTAACTACTTCTTCGGGTAAGGTAATACCCGGAAAAATAACCATTAAGGATATTCAAGTACCTGATGATTATTGGGTTAAATTCGATTATATGGAAGTAGCCATAAAGAGATTTAAGGAATATATCAAGAATAAGGAAGCGAGGTAATTATGGGCTATGAAACTGCAAAGATAATAACAGAAGAAGGATTAGAGGGTCTTGGAAGATATTATTCTATTTATCGGGGGATAGTTGTTGATAATAATGATACCGAAAAGAAGATGAATAGGGTAAAAGTATGTATACCAGAAGTAATGGGAGGTACCTTTGCTTGGGCTTTACCGAAAGGACAACATGGTTCAATAAGTAGTGGATTTAAGTTCTTAGCCCCTAAGGTAGGAGATATAGTATTCATTACTTTTGAATTTGGTGATCCTACTAAACCCTTATGGGAATATCATGGTTGGAGTATGAATCAAGTACCCCAACCCTTGGATGGCCCCAATAAGATGGGGATAGTTACTCCAGAAGGCAATCTCATTGTAATAGACGATGATAATGGGAAACTAAACCTTTATTTTAATGGAGATATCTCAGTTTATTCTGAATCTAATGTAGTGGTATCAGCTAATAAGGATATCAATGTATCTTCAGGTGATACCGTTATACTAAATACGGGAGAAAACCATGGGTTAATCAATATTGCTCAATTAACCGAAAAACTAAATCAAACTATCCAAGAACTAGAACAACTTCGCAGTATGTTCAATTCTCATGTACACTCAGGTGTAACTACTGGACCAGGTTCTTCAGGTCCTACAGTAACTCAAGTAACTAAACCTTTCTCACAATTCGTTGTAGACGATTATGAGGATAAAACCTGCATACACTAATGGAAAAGAATTACTTTACAGACTTAGTTGGTATAGGTGTAACTTACCCTATCCAACTTACAACCAATGAAAATGGGGAAAGAGGTTGGTACCCAGTGAACGGAGATTTCAAACTTATCAGAGATAATATAAGTTCAATATTATACTACATGATAGGTCAGAGATTTCGACAGGAAAACTTTGGTAGTAAACTATGGCAATGTATTGAGGAACCAAACTCACAAGCCCTAAGTTTTATAATTAAAGAGTTTTTAAAACAAGCCATAGGTGCTTGGGAACAGAGAATAACCTTCCAAAGTATCACAGTTACTAGAGTTGATGCAAAAATACACATAGAAGTAACCTATGTAGTAAATGGAACAAATTCTAGTCAGTACCTCGATATCACCTATGACCGGTCGGATAATTCATTAAATACACAATAATATGGGAATCACAAATAAATGGCTTAACCCATACCAGAGGTCTTATCAACAGATTAAGGCCAAGCTGGTTGAATCCCTTATGGGACTCAAAGACCCTCAAGGTCAGAAACTCATAACGGATTATTCGGAGGGGAACATCTTAATTATCATCCTCTCATTGTTTGCGGCAATTGCCGAAGTACTTCACTACTATGTAGATAACATGGCAAGGGAAACTTTCCTATCTACGGCAAGAAGGTATGATTCGGTAGTTAAACATGGGGCTTTGGTAGATTATCATGCTCGAGCAGCAATTGCTGCTACAGTAGATGTAATCTTATCCAGAAGTATTACTGGTAATTCTATCGGAGCTAAATTAACTATACCTCAAGGAACTTTATTTACAGATTCTAGTGGTAATTCCTGGTTATCTGCCAGAGACGTAACTTGGTATTCAAATGTAACCACTTGTAAAGTACCAATTATACAACATGAGAAGTATACTGCAAGCGCTCTCAATAATATGGTAATACCCACTGGAGATAGAGTTATAATTCATCTTGGTACTCTACCCAATGGTAAGTATTATGAACAAGGCTCTATGTCATTACAGATAGGTGGGGAAACTTGGGTATTAGTAGATACATTTGCAAAATCCAAACCCACAGATAAGCATTTCATGGTTTCAGTAGATGAGGCACTCAATCCTTATATAATGTTTGGAGATGGTACCTTTGGTAAGAAGCCTGCAGCAGGAGCAAAAATAACCAATGTGGTATTCTACTTAACCAATGGTACTCAGGGTAATGTAAAGAGTAATACCATTACATCGGTACCTTCAGTAATATCTTCCTCAATTATGGATGCTACTGTAAGTAATGCTTATGATGCTGGAGGCGGTTCAAACTACGAAAACTTTACCATGCTCAAGGAACACATACCTTTGAGTGTAAAGACTTTGGGAGTAGCAATTACCAAAGAGGATTTCGAAAGTTTAGCTATGTTAGTTGATGGAGTAAATAAAGCTAAAGCCGATTATGAATGTGGTAGAAAGCTTACTATATATATTAGCCCAGATGGTGGAGCTGTTGCTTCTTCCGAATTAATAAATAGGGTATACAACCTATTATCTCAAAGGGCTCCTATGACTACTTGGTTGAAGGTTAAGTCTGCAGGTAAGGTTCAGATTATTCTAGAGATGGATGTTACCGGTAAGAAGTCTTATAAGACTGCAGAGATACAAACTCAAATTCTTACATCATTATACAATGCCTATTCTCCAGAGCAAGCTCAGATAGGTGGAAGCGTAAGGGTATCGGATATATATGCCCTAATAGATAACTTATCAACCGTAGATTACCTTCACCTTACCAAGTTTTATATTAAACCATGGCCCACTACCATTTATGGTAATAAGGAACTAAACCTGGGCCAGTTTAAATTAAACAAGGCAAAGGGTTCTATGACCTACTACATAATCTTCAATTCCTCAACTACCTTTACAGTACGTTCGGTATCAAATGGTTATGTAACTACTGGCTCAGTTGGTAGCTCTATCCAGATTATCGATAAAGCTAACGGTTTTGATTTTTCTTTGGGCATTCAGAACAACAGTTATCAATCGGGTTATCGGTATTCTATTACGGTATCAGAACCCAACCATGATTATGAAGACCCAGGTTTTAACTTACCGGTATTCGAAAATGATTCACAGTTAACATTAACAGTAAATGAAATCGTATAAAAATGGTGAACCTTAAAAATCTAATTGATTTTTTACCATTCGAATATAAGGACCAAGACACTTATAAGGTAAATGGCAAAGGCATCTTAGAGAGGTTTCTAGAAATTTGTGGAGAGCATTTTGAAGATTATATTACGAAGGACATTGAGAACATTCTGGATATTATTGATATAGATAAGGCACCAGATATGTACCTCAATTTCCTTTGGCAATTTCTTGGAGAAATGCCCTTTGCTTATGGGAACACTATAGATGCACAGAAATGGGCAGAGTACTTTAATGGGTTCTACTCTGATAGTAAACTCCAAGAACTATCAAAACTTTGGATAATCCCAAAGGAAGGACCCCTTACATTAACCAGTACTCAAGTAAGAAACATATTGAAGTACTCAATATCTCTTTTTAAAATAAGAGGCACCTCTGAGTTCTTCGAGATAATGATGAGGTTGTATGGATTAACCTGCGTAGTAACAGACCCCGCAAAAGCAGATAGCTATGATGGTTGGGTAAAAGGCAATCCACACTTTGACCAATACTATCAGTATGACGATAAGTATACTTACGATAATACTTTTGATTGTTCTCAGTGTATACCAGTAACCTTTAGACTTACAGGTCATGGATATACTTCGAACTCGGCAGCTTTTAGAAAATTTAGAGAAGCTGTAGAGGCTTTCTTTAAAAGGTTCATACCCTATCATGTATCTTTCGATATTCAATATGGGTTTACCGTAAATGATGGGTATACAATTAAAGCTGAGTTAGTAAATCCGGACCAACCCAATCTTATTACTTCAGAGGTAAATGAAGTACCGGTAAAGGTAACTGTAACTTCAGATTGGATAAATGCAGACCTAAGATATCAGATATCCAGTGATAATATAAATTGGGGTTACACTAAACACGAAAGTGGTTCCATTTTTAATATACCCAGAGCAGGTACTTATTATTTTAGAAGTGTGGGAGACCCTACTAAGGTAACTCAAATCACGGTTAATCAAGAATCTTATAATCGAGTATATTCTATTACTTGTGACCCTATTACTGGAAAGATAACTCCTACTAACCTAAAAGTAAGTACAGTAGTAAGGGCAAACGTATCCTATAAGGGTACCGTGAAAACCCGTAATGTACGATTATCCGGTACTGATATAGTGAAAGTCTCTGGCTCAACTTGGGAATTTTCAGAGCCTGGTACCTACATCTTTGAGATTGTAGAGTTCCCAGTAAAGCAAACTTCCTTTGTTGTAACTCGAGAAGAGATTACATATAAGGTAAGATGTACACCTTCTGAATTTAGAGTTGGGGATAAGCAAAGTATCAAGGATGCTACTACCACTCTTACCATCGAATCGAATTACCCAGAATCATTTACTGGTGAACTATATTGTAGGCTAATTGGTGATACTAAGTTGTTTAAGAACGGTGATAAGTTTATAGCTATTAGCTATGGTACTTATAAGTTTAAATGTACACTGGATAAAAGGGAAACCAATGAAGGTGTAGGTATATTCGAAGTAGTATCTGGTAAGACTGCAGTATATAGAATTACTGTTAGCCCACCAACAGTCACATTATTCAATGGCTCTGCAAAAGCTACAGTAAAGATACAACGTATTTCTGGTAATGGGGATGATTACAGAGTAAGGGTAATTGAAACTGGGGAAACCTTTAATGCTCAGAATGGTTATGTATATACTGCAAATAGGGCAGGGACTTATACCTTCCAGTCTGTAGCTTACCCTACTGCTAAGACTACTTTGGTAGTTAATAATTCTCCAGTAGTATATCAGAATAAATTAAAGATAGTACCTTCGGATGCTACAGACAGTCATTGGAAAGAACCCAACTGGGCATTACCAGAAGACCAGATAGATGATACTTATGCAGTATACCAATTACTGGATGAGAAGTCTGCTTGTAAGTTCCATCTTGAGGAAATGAAAAATGGGGTCAATGTAAGTGGTACTGCTACTTGTGATGAGAATGGGGAAACCTATAATCTTGAATCCGAGATTGTATTAACTAAAGCAGGTACTTATACTTTTGTGGCAGATGATGGTTCTTCATTAAGGTGTCAAGTAATATTGGAAGATTACCCTACTATTATAGAATTAACCGTTGACCCAAGTTATGCCGAATTAAAGGGTACCATTAAACAAGTATATTGTTTAATTAGGTGTAGTTCTAATAAAGCTGAATTCGATAGTAGAGTTAGACAAGTTGGCAAAGTAACTACTTTTGATACTGGTGGAGCCGGATATGAATTTACTACGGCTACCGCTGGAGAATACATTTTTGAATCAGTTGCCGATACTTCGGTACGGGCTAAGTTTACGGTAGTAGATGCTGACTTATTAAGCGTTAATCCTCAAAAGTTGGAATGGGAATCAAATGACACTTCTGAGAAGACATTTACCATTACCACTTATAGTAATCAAATGTGGAAAATTGAAGAAGTATGATAAAGCGTGCAATAGACAATGTAACAGAGACTACTACTCAATCTCTGTTCAAGACTTCAATGATTGGTTTATTTGGAGAATGTACCCAAATTATTTATGACCTTAGGTGGATGATATTACTTGCCATAATATTGATACTTTCAGATTTATGGTTTGGTATATCTGCAAGTAGAGTACAAGATATAGTCATTCGAAAGTCAAGGGCCGGTAGGAGAACCCTAAATAAGCTGGTTGATTATATTTGTTATATCTTACTTGGGGCTGTAATTGGTAAAGCTATTGGGGAACCCTATGGGCTGAACCCAATAGTGGTATCAATAACTGTTATGGTAATATGCTACTGTTTCGAAATAGATAGTATATATGGACACATCTGTGAAATACATGGTATTAAGAAACGGTACAGTATATGGAGAATACTCTTTAAATTGTTAACCCTCAAGTTCAAGGATGTAGGTGAAGCATTTAAGGATATGGCAGAACAAAAGAATAACTTTAAAAATACAAAGAACAATGAAAACGTACTTTAAGTATGAAGGTATAATCAAATCTAAGGAAGCAGCCGAAGCAATTGCTGCCCCTTCTGGTTTGGGGCCATTCTGTGGATTTGGCTCAGCCACCATAAATGGTAACAAGTTAGTGGTATCTCCTCAGGGAGTTGCTGGAAGTAAATTTGCTAATGTAATCAAGGATAGGATTATGGCAAGGTATATGGCAAAGGCTTCAGAAGATGGAGAATTGCCAGACGTGAACTTTGGATGTATTTCAAGAGATGGGTATGTATTTATATCCGATGAACAAACGATTACTATTGAGAACATCCAAGGTACCCAAGGTTCAACAGAAGAAGTATTACTCTTTGCAGTACATACTACTATTTCTGAACCAGTAGATAATCCAGTAGACTTCGTAGCTTATTGGAATGAATCCTCCGAAAGCTTCTACACCTTGTTTAAAAAGTCTCTGGATATTTATTATCCGATTGCCGAAGAGAATCGTACACCGGATATCATTAATAATGATGTATATTCTAATTACGATATGACCTATAGCAATCTTCTAGAGATGGTAGAGAGTGCTTGCCCTTATTACTCTAATAATAAAACTTCCGTTGTTCTTATCGGAGTATATGGTAAGGGTACTGATGCAATGATCAAACGAAATGAGAACTTTGCTATTGTACCCTATCAGGGTAAGTTCCAAGAAATCCCTTATACTACTGCTGCCCAGAGTATGATGAAGGAATCAGTGAAAAGATTAGAACAAGTAAATTCAGGATTCCCGGTAATAGATGAATCTAGTACTAAGTTAAATATCAAGCAATACATCGATAGTCGGATTGAGGCTCTCCGAAAGGAATTCTCTGATTCTTTGAATACTGCTAGTTTACCCATGGGTTCAATAATTTTATGGGAAACCGATGTAATCCCTGAAGGATGGGCTGAATATACAAAGGCTTCAGGTAGGATAGTAATAGGATATCAGGCCGGAGGTATTCAAATTGGAGACGAGATGATGCTACAGAATATTGGGGATTTCTATACTCCCACTAAAGGTAACTTTGTTATTAAATTGAAAGGCGATGATTTACCAAGACATAGGCATGCTCTCGGTGTATCTAAAGGTAAACAGGATGATGCCAATAACTGGCAGAATGTTAGACCCCAATCTTTCTTTAATAGAGAAACGGGTTTAAATGGAGACTTCGGTAGAGGGACTCCCACCAAGGGTATTCAAGATGGTGCTATTGTAGTAAGTTGGAATTTAATAGGGGAATCTTTCCTACAAGAGACTTCGGTAGATACCTTGACTATCGAAAAGTTACCACCGACTATTACTTTAAGATATATTCAAAAAATATCATAGGTCGTAATTAGTTGTTAATATAACTCATGTGTATTATTTGTATTGTCTAAGTAAACTCTTGTTTTGTTTTTGTTTTGCATAGTTTGTTTACTCTAAACACTCGGAAAGGGGCGTTTCCCAACGTCCCTTTTCTTTTGTGTTAATACTTAAGTTCTTCTTTAGCTCGGTCTTCCCAATATTGTATATCTTGTCTAAGTTCTGATATATATCTCATAGATTCCTTAGTCTTAGGCATTTCGAAAAATTCGATAAGCATTATATTAGTTATTCGAGTACTATTTTCAAGCCTTTCCTTGATAAAAGGGGGAGGAGTAATTAATACCTCAAACAAAAGATAGGCATCTGGAGAAAGCTTATCCTTCATATAAGTATACATCATATCGAGCATTTCTGATTTAGCTTTCTCTTCTTCACTATCATCCTCTAATTCCTTATCATTATCAAATAAGTCATCGAGTTTAAAGAGACTTTGATTATACTCGGCTTGTTCTCCGTATGCAGAACGAAGCAATTTATTTTTGAATGTACTAAGTGATGCAAGGATTCTTGCTTTAAGATGTTCTTCAGTACATTCACCATAGTATTTGTTGAAAACAAATAACATCTTATCCCAGAAATAAGATTGGATAATATCCGGTGTAAGATTAAACCGTTTATAATCAATCTGATGGGTAAGATTTCTGATTACTGGCTTACAGACTTTATAAAGTCTATTGAATGTAGCTTCATCATATTCCTGCATAGGTTTTAATCTATGAAGCTCTGAGCCATTATTTCCTTTACTTTTTCCCATGTTATTAAATATTCGTTATGCAAATATAAGTATTTTTTCTTATATAAAATAATAATATTAAATATTCGGGAGCTTAAGGTAGTGGATTAGTAGTTTCTAGATAGATGTCAACATGCTCAGAACTATCTCGGTACTATCAAAATCTATTAGTTTATATAATATTGCAATATAGATATGAAGAAATTTAAAGACAACATCAAGTTCAGTTTTTCTCCCGAGTTTCAATTCGAGATACTCAGGTTTGTTTTAAAAGATAAGGAAGGGGGATTAGTACTCAAAAGGATTAAATCCAATTACCTGGTTCTCATAGAACACTCCCTTATCTTCGAAGGTATATCAAAATATTTTAAGAAGCAAGGCAGAATGCCCTCCGAGAATATCTTAAAGGAAGTATTAAAAGAGTTACTAGAATCCAAAACCTATGTGGATTTGGTAACTAAGGATGATATACCTAATATCAATAAACTAATAAGTAATCTCTATCATATACCACTATCGGATTCTGATTACATAAAAGAAAAGATATATCAGTTCTCTACCTATGTTGAGATGAAGAACTTAAATGATTCTTTTGATTTGGATAACTTCGAACAATACGAAGAATATTCGAGGAAGATTGAAAAGGTACTTCAGAAAAGTAAACCTAAGAAAGAGGATGAACCCCTATATATGATTCGAGATATTACCGAGAGACAGTTTAGAAGGCAATCAGAACCTTCAGTATTACCATGCCCATTTAGGCAATTGAATGATTTAACCAATGCAGGAGGTTATCCAGAACATTCGGTTAATGTGATATTGGATAAACCTAAAGCAAAGAAAACGTTCTTCATGGTAAATCTTGCAAGAGGTTATCTTAGAATGAAGAAGTCTGTATTATATATTGATACAGAAAATGGTCAAGAACAAATTATGGACCGTTTCATTCAATCAAGTATTAATAAAACTAAGAAGGAATTATACTCGGGTGAATATGATAAACTTGAGGCAAAGCATTTAAGGAAACTTGCAAGGTTTGGAGTTGAATTAGTAGTTGAGCGTGTACCAGCAATGATTACTAATACCACTTATATAAGGGAAAAGATAATTCAACTTCGTAATCAAGGAATCGATATTAAAGTTCTTATGGTTGACTACGCTGGTAAACTTGCATCAATAGCGGGGGATAGGGAAGATTTCGAAAGAATATCTAATGTATACGTAGATCTTCAGAATCTGGCAGAGGAATTACATTTAGACATTATATGGACTGCTCATCACATTACTCGTGAAGGTAAAAAGCATAGGCTTACTCGGTATGATGAGAATGATATCTCTGGTTCAATTGCAATCGTTCGTAATGCCCAGGTTATCATGGGTCTTAACTCTACTGGGCAAGAAGAAAAAGATAATATTCTTCGAGCTGAGATAGTAGTACAAAGGGATGGTCTTCCTTCCGGTAGAGCATTATTCAAATGCGATGTCGAAAGGCAAAGATGTACGGAATTTACAAGGGAACAACGTAAACAATATGATGAAGTATATGGTAGTAAGTTGGATGAACAATTTAAAAAGAATACTAACCCGGATGCGGATTCTAAGAAAAGGGCAAGAACTACTGGAGACATTTAGATGTAAGTTGGGTTATCATGAATGGGTAGCAGTTCATTGGACTGAGTTTAAACAGAGACCTCGTAGGGCAATTTTTTCTAAGAAAGGCGGGAGAAGGAAAGCCCAGTATTATGAGAAACGTCATGTAGAGTATTACTGTAATATATGCGGGAAGAAAAGATATGAAAATAACAAACCAGTTTAAATCTAGACTAAGTACATACTTTATTAAACGATTGGGAGCATTCGATTATAGGCATGGCTGGATGCGTATACCAATTTGCCCCTATTGTGGGAGAGAACAGAAGTTGGGAGTTAACCTTTCTATGTATAGAACCAATTGTTTTAGATGTAATGCCCATCCTTCTCCTGCTCAACTAATAATGGACATAGAAGGATTTACTGAGTACCATGAACTAATTAATTTTTTGAACAATGGACAATTTGATGAACTTCAATTTAAGGAAGAGAAAATCGAGCTTGCCGAAAGTAAGCCAGTATATCTCCCTGAGGGATTTAGAAATATTTCGCTTGGAGACAGCCAACTTGCAAAAAGCATTCAAGGGTATGTCAAGAAACGCGGCTTTAATCTCGAGAAGTTTTCAAGATACGGTATCGGCTACGGTACAATGGGTACGACATATGGGTACCTTATCATCCCGTTTTATTATCGAGGACAACTTAGGTATTACAATGCTCGAAATGTTATCGGCAAAGGGCCCAGATATAATAACCCAGACAAAGATATCACCGGTTTGGGAAAACAATTTATCATCTTTAATCATGATGCGTTGGAGATGTATCGGTCGGTATTCATTTGCGAAGGGGCACTTAATGCTCTCACAATTGGGGATAGAGCAATTGCCACAATGGGCAAAGCTATATCTGCATTCCAAGTCAATGAGTTACTTAAATCCCAATGCGAAAGATTTATTATATTGTTGGATCCAGACGCAAAAGAATATGCCATCAACTTGGCTCTCAAGCTTGTTGCATATAAAAAAGTCAAGGTGGTGTTTTTACCAGACGGAAAAGACGTAAATGATTTAGGGAGAAGTCAGACACTTAAGTTAGTATATGCTACCAGGTACCAAAGTTATCAAGAATTGATATCAATCAGAAACTCATTGAAATAGGGAGTTCCTATTATATTATAAAATAATATATTTATGCGTGAACCATCTATCCATATAACTAAGTCTCAGTTTGAGGAAATATTAAATACCTTAGAGGTAGATAACTTCCCAGTTGAGGCTTTTTTTGTTATTGCTCGAAAGGAGGCAATAAATCATAGAGCAGTCTTAGTTTCTAACAATAAGAATACTAAGAAAGTTTCTAACATTTTACTAGCATCTAAGGGAGATGCTGCCCTTGTTGCTGATATTTTATACGCAACTCGTATAAAGTTAAAGCATAGGGGAGTTCGTAAAATAAATGAGAGTAATTCCCGAGAATGGGCAAATTGTAAAAAGCTTGCAGAAGTATGTAATACCTTTTGTGAAGATTTTAAATTTGATACCCGGGAAGGTTTTATTAAATACATTGAGACTGGGTTAAAGAGGATGACTGATTATAGGAATGTTATGCAAAGGTTGATATCTATGCAGGACAACATTACTAATCAAATAAATGCCGAGATAGAACTCAAGGAAGATAAAGACCCAGGCTTTACCAAAGATATCCATGATGAATTTATAAAAAGGGTTGCTAGTGTTACTGGTATATATGAATCTTATGAACATCAGCCAGAGAAATATGTTCACTTCCTTAGGATTCATAATCTAATGGATGAAAAGGATTGGAATGTATTTCAATTTTTGGATGCCCAGTTCGAAGCCCTTGCTTGGTGTAATGGATTACCAGAACCAAGTCAAATGTATAATGATAAGGCTATCGAAAGATATAATAAATACTTATATAAAAATAAAGATAAACGAACCTTAGACGAGCCTCAAGTAGAGGGGAGTCTTTGGGATTCTATAAACAACTGAATATGGTGAAATATGATAATATACCTGGATTCCCTGGATATTACATTAGTAAAAGGGGAGGACTTTGGTCTAATCGTAAAAACGGGCAATGGAAAAAAATTAAAGCCCCATCTTAATAAAATGTGGAACAGGTATCAATGTACTCTAAGGGATTCTCGTGGCATTAGGAAACTTTGTAAGATTTCTCGGCTAGTAGCTACAGTTTATTTACCTAATCCAGAGAATTTACCCATAGTAATGCACCTAGATAATAATCCGGCTAATGATTATTATCGAAATTTAAAATGGGGTACCCAGAAAGAAAATATTAAACAATGCTTATCGGATGGTAGGCTTTTTAAAAACGAAGTCTTCTTATCTCGTCAACAAAAGCCAGATACAATTAGAGATTCCGTAGTTAAAGACTACATAAAAGGATTCCCATTAAAATACATAAGTAACAAATATCAAGTATCTATTTCTTGTATTACCCCGATCTTAAGGGAACGTAGGATTCCAAGAACTAGAGATACTAAATTTAAAATAAGAAAATGATATGAAAGGTTTACAATTTTTCGGAAACAGAGTAGAGGATGCAGCTAATGCTTTTATAGATGTCCTCAAGTATTCAGGTCAATCGGTAACTTATCCAGATTTTAAGGATATCGACCCTTGGCCTGATGAGATAATTAATATGTTCTATGTGATTTGGAAGAATGCCAAGTTCTCAGAACTAAGTGCAATTATTATGTATACCCAACAGTCTTCTAGATTCGAGGAGGTATCAGAATTGATGTTGGGTATTGGTTTGGTAGAGATGAGACACCTTGATAAGATAACGGTAATTATCAAATGAGTAAGATAATTATTCAGAATGGGAATATATGCGAACTTGACTTACCTCTTAAGTTCGCACAGAAACTTTATAATGAGTTTGCCATTCGACATCCGAATGCTTTCTACTTACGTACAAGGCAAAGAGGTATGCAGAATTGGGACGGTAAGATTCATTACATCACCAAGACTGGGCAATTTAAAATAGGTTTACTTCCCAAAGTATACGATATGTGTATTGAGATGGGGATTAAACCTAAAGTTGTAGATATGAGACAACCTTTACCTAAAGTCAGTAAAGTAGTTACGAATATAGGCAAATATAAATTAAGACCAGAGCAAGAGAAAGCTGTTAAGGCAGTTATCAATAATAAGATAGGGAATACACCTTTTCATATTGGCGTATTAGATTACACTGTTAATGCAGGTAAATGCACCGGTAAGGGTACCCTAATACATACTGAGGATGGGTTATTACCTATAGAAAAAATCGTTTCTGAAACAGGTAAGATACGATATAAAGGTAAAGTCCTTACTAAAGAAGGTGTATTAGTAAAACCCAATGCAGGAGTTTATAATGAGATTAAGGTAGTAAAGATAACTACTTCTCAGGGTTATACTCTAATCTGTGGATATGAAAATCACAGATTATATACTTATTATGGAGATAATCTACAATGGGTATATGTCAAGGATTTAAAGAAAGGGGATTGTTTACCTATCTCCTTAGAATATACTCATTCTAAAAATACCATAGGTAAAAACCTTAGCTATACTTTGGGAGCTTTATCCGGAGATGGTCATATTCATCAAGTTTCTAAAAATCAAATAAACATATCTATATCAGGTCAAGATATAGAAGTAGCCGAAGTAGTTAAAGCTACTATGGATGAAATCTGTAAAACTCATGTAGAAATAAAACCCCACAAAAGATTTAAAGGTTTTCATATATCTAAATCCGATACTAATTTTGCTAAACTACTTCAAGAGGAATATCCAGAATTAATTGGTACTGCCCATGAAAAGTACATACCCGATAAGATTCTTCAGGCTTCTTATGATGACTTAAGGAATTATATAGCAGGTTTATTTGATACAGATGGGCATAATTCATCATCTCATGGTAGAAGATCCTTATCTTTTACTACTGTAAATCTTGAAAATGCTCGTAGAGTACAACAAGCTTTATTATCTTTAGGAATAGCTTGTTGTCTTAAACCCAAGAAGACTTCATGTAATGGTAAAGAGAGTATAGCTTATAGAATAACTATTCATAGCGAATTTTATGATGAGTTTCTAGAAATAATACCCATGAGGATTGAAAGAAAATGTATTCCTAGCAATTCTCAACGGAATAACTACAGTAATAAACTACCTTTTAGTAATTTTGCTAAAGAACTTTATGATAAGCTTTCTTGGAAAGAAAAAGGTAAGTTTAGAAAAACCTATGGTAGAGTTATAAGTACACAGGTAAGTCATCATAATAGATTAACTTTAACTGCTTTTAATTGTTTAGTAGAATTCTTAGGCTCTAATAATGATAAAGCTACAGAATTACTAAATATTTCTAGTAATTGTTATTGGGATAAAATAGATAAGATAGAAATCTTAGATAAATACCCATGTTATGATATGGAGATACCTAAGTATCATAATTACCTATCTAATGGATTCATATCTCATAACACACTTATCATGTCGTCTTTATATTTATCCTATAAGAAGCAGTTAAAGACTTTGCTAATAACTAATGATTCGGATTGGTTAAATCAAGCTAGAGAAGAATTTAAGCAATATCTTCCCGGAGAAGATATCACTTTTGTTCAAGGCAAGGTTTTAAACTGGAGTAACTTTACTATAGGCATGGTTCAATCTATTTCGAGAAATATGAGATTCTATCAAAAGGAATTATCTCAAATAGATATGGTACTTATAGATGAGGCTGACCAAGGAGGTAGTAAGCAATATCAGAATGTAATCACTCGGTTATTTAATACCAGAATTCGTATAGGATTATCTGGTACGATTTATATGAGTAAGCTTGCTAAGGATAGGGTTAAGAATATGAACTTAGAATGTTTCTTTGGTAAAGTACTTGCTGAGTTCAAACTCAAGGATTCTATCAAAAAGGGTTACTCAACAAAAACCGTTGTAAAGATGGTACCTGGTAAACCCTGGTATGGTAATTGGGAATCTGATTGTATTTCCTATAAGGAAATATACGATGATTCAATCACCAATTGTTATACAGCTTGGTTAATGGCTTATAATAGATTACTATGGAACCTTAATCAAGGCAGATACCCTGCTCTCGTAGTATGCAAGCATATTGCACATTGTGAAAATCTATATAAGTTCTTTAAAAAGAAACTGGGCGATGCCTATAATATTGCCTATGTGCATGTTAATACTTCCTCTAAATTAAGACAACAAATAATGAAGGATTTTAGAGAAGGTAAAATAGATATCCTGGTATCAACTACAATCATTGCTCGAGGTAAAAACTTTCCTAAGCTTAAGTACTTACTTAATGCAGCAAGCATGGATAGTCAGGAAAAATCTATTCAGTTTCTTGGTCGTTTGGTAAGAACGGATAAATCGAAAAAGAAAGTATACCTTGATGACCTTCACTATCCCGGGAATTATTTAGATAGGCACGGTAAACATCGGAAGCAATATTATCAGAGACAAGAATTGAAAGTAATACAGTTAGATAAGCTATGGAAGAAACATCCTAACCATAGCCTTATTAAGAGTTAACTAGAAGTACTATGAGTATTTACTTTTTCTCCGTAGGAGGAAAAGAAGATTACAATTAATAAGCATATAGGCATTATGAATAATGATAAACTAATATGTATCAGAGACGAAGATGATACTAAACTAACTACTCTCTTATCAGATGGTTGGAAGATAATTCAAATCTCTGCATCGGGTATTTATTGCTGGGTACTCTTAAGGAAACCCAATAACACTAAAAAGAAAATTAAAGGCTTTCAGTGATGGAGAAATATATTTTAATTACAGCGGTGGTTATTATGATAATAATACTCGCTTTAGACTTCATATTTTCTAAGGATGGTTATCAATGTCATTCATGCAAGAAACGTTTTCATAAAGAGGATTTGGAAATCAAAGGATGGCATTTCAAAGAATGGGTCTGTCATAATTGTAAACACATTAATTATACTTATGATGAGGAAGATTAAAGAATGGTTTAAGTCTCTCGTTGTTGGGGAGGTACATAATCCTAAACATGTATTCAACTGTAGAGATTTGATATGGATATCAAGCTTGGAAACTTTTCAAAATACTCCCGAATGCTTTACTCATTATTTCTATCTGTACTGGAGTAATGGTATGGTAGTCAAAGTATGTCAAGAGAGTCATGATAGAAATTCATACCAAGAATTATATAAACTCAGGGAACTATTTATTAATAACATGGGTTATTCCTATGTTCCGATAGAAGATAACAGTGAGATATACATTTATTATAAACGTAAAAAGGATATATAATGGCTAAGAAAAAGAAACAACTTCCTGACTTATCGAAGCAGGATGTCCTTACCCCTTTGGACATTAGTCAGCTGGGAACTAATGGAGATCCATGCTTTGGTATTGGGTATGATTTATCCACAAAAGAATGTAAACTATGCGGAGACTCAGAACTATGTGCGTTCAAGATGTCCCAGAACTTGAACATTACAAGGAAAGAATTAGAACAGAAGAATCAATACAAGGATTTAGATGTACTTGAAGATACCGTTGGTATCAAGAAATACATCCGAGGCTTGATTCGGAAAGGGAAAGAGAAAAAAGAAATTATCTCAAAGACAGTTGAGAAATTTGAAGTACCAAGAAAACGTATTAGAGAACTTTATAAAGAGTGTACTAAATAATGAAACCAATAGACATGATATGGGCTATGTTCAAGGTATATCTTAACAACCCAAACTATTTTGTAAAGCAAGAAGATGTACTTGCTAATTTATGTATGGAGGGTTCTATCGATGTAATCAGGATGTGTAATTCATTGGGAGTACATGTTTCTAGACCCGAGAAATTAACCTTTGGACAACTTTTACGTAAATGTAATATATTATGAACAGATTTAGATTTATCAAAGTAAGGGAGGTAGTATCTCCCAACAGAGCAAACCCAAATGATGCTGGGTTAGATTTTTATGTACCAACCAATTTATATCCTGAGGATATTCATGACAAGAACGAATTTGATTCAAATGGGTATATTTTAGATATCCCATTTAATGAAAATTTCGTAAGGCATATAGCTTTAAAACCAGGTCATCGTATACTTATCCCATCGGGTATCAAAGGTTTGCTAGAACCTCCTGCATCTATGTTAATGGCAGCAAACAAATCTGGTATAGCTACTAAGAAAGGGTTAATCTTTACTGCCGAGATAGTGGATTCCCCTTATGTTGGAGAGATACATATTGGGATATATAACACTTCTCAAGAAATTCAGGTTATCGAGGCTGGTCAAAAGCTGGTACAATTTATTCATGTACCTATTTATATTACCGAGCCAGATGAGATTCAGCAAGGGGAGTTTTATACTGAATCACAAATATGGGGAAGCAGAGGAGATAAAGGATTTGGTTCATCTCAAAACATAAAATAGTGGACATAAGGAATATAAATGAACAAGTGCCTCAGGTAGAAGAAACTGAGGCACGGATACTACAAGAAATGTATGATCTTGGGATAGAACAATTCTTTGGGTATAAAGAGATAGAAAGGTTACCTGATTATCCTTTAGATATAAATAACCCAAAGAACCAAGTTATCCTAAAGGATTTTATTGGTAGGGTTATTGAGGAATTAACCGAAGGATTCGAATCTACCGATGAAGTAGTATCTATATATCGTGATTATGGATGGAATAATGATTGCTTAACCTCAGAAGAATACACTCAGGTATTAAATCATCTAGCAAATGCAAATGAGGAACAAGCAGATGCCTTGGGATTCTTCTTTACTTTGCTTTTGTATTCTAATATATTGCCAGAAGATATATTAAAATATCAAGATGCCAAGAGTTTATTTGAGGTAATGGCAATTGGAGTCAAAGACCTACTCATCAAGTACCCAGATCATCGAAGTGTAAGGAAATATCCTATATTAAGTTCAACTGATTGGGCAAGAGAGGATAGATCAGAGTATGATAAGATAGTTTCTTATACCCCAGGTTTTCATGAAATGAGCGAGATATCTCATGAAAATGAGAAGCTATATTTATGGGAAGTAATATATGAACTCAATAAAGCAAGGAACTTCCTTAAATGTAGACCCTGGAAACAAACTCAAGTAATGACCAAAGAAATAGATTTTCAGGAATCATTAGTAAAAGCTTTCTATCTCTATATGGGATTCTTAGCCATGAATGGGTTTACTCCTTGCGGATTATTTAGTTTATTCTTTAAAAAACAACGTCTCAATTTATGGAGGCAAACTACAAATTATTAGTAACCAATTAAAAATCAGCCAATTATATGTCGGGTTGGAATAAGAAATTAGAGGGGCTTCAACTTAATACGGAGGAGTCCCTCCATTCGTTAGAATTTGCTACTTCACAGGAAGCATGGGAAAAACTCAATGAGGGATTCCTAAGATTAGACCCAATCCTATTTGGGAAAGGAGCTATGGCTAATAGTGGGGTAGCAGTAGTGTATAATGTATTTATAAAAATACGAAAAGCATGGGTAGACCCCGAATTTGATTATGGGAGATGTTTCAATTACAAAGAAACTAAGTGGACTAGCTTATTGAATAACTACATAGATTTTAATAAGCTTGACTTGTTGCGTAGTAAACTGAGAGTACTGAGAAATAAGTACAATCAGAATTACAATATAACTTATATGTTTAACAATCATCATGATAACGGTAAACAATGTCTAATAGCTGCGACTTTTTCAAAACGATTCGGGGAGGACATCCCAGTTATTACAATGGTAGTTCGGGCTTCGGAGATTACCAAGAGGTTAATATTCGATTTCCTATTAATTCAACGAATGTCAGAGTACGTATATGGGCCGGACCAGTCAGTACAAATCAACCTATTTGCGACTCAAATGTACGGAAATGTGGAGACACTTCTAATGTATCATACCCATAAACCTTTGAAGAAGGTACTTAAAGGAGCAGAGGAGAATTCATGGAATAAGAGGATAAAAGAGGTATGGAAAAAATTCCAAAAGGGCACAGAGAAGGAATTCTCTTCATTCAAGGTATTCTTTAGAAGTTTTAAAGTGCTTCGACCAGATTTATATGAGGAAACATATAAATCAATGAAAGCAAAAGAATTACTTCTTGAATACGAGGATATAGAATACCCGGAGAATGTAATCTCTTACTCTCAACGTAAAGCCTATAAAAAGAAACTTTTAAAACAAAAGAACAATGGAAGCTAAGGAATTTTTAAATCAGAAGCGTATAGGATTAGTAAACAAATTCTATTACCAAGTTTTTGAGATTAAAAAGAACGGGGGAGAACCAGATATACCCTTGTTATTAAAAGAGGTAGAGGATTTTGATGATTTTGTATATCGCTACTGGCATATGACCTGGGTTAGTTCTACAATGTCATACAATTAAATATTTATATTATATGAGGATATATTCTAACAGTTTTGAGTTGATGTCCGAAATGGGCAGAGAACTCAACAGTTATGGTCAAACTGTAAAACCAAAGACCTATCAGAATAAAGTGATTGAAGGTAATGAGGATTTTATTACAAAAGAACTCATTTGCCAACAATATTGTTTAACTTCACTTGGAGACCCAATATGGTTATTCGTATTCTCTCATTCAAAAGAATGGGCAGATGCAGAGTTTCAAGAAAGGATATCCCATAATGATATCAATCCAGGAGAAGCTTGGAAATTAAGAAAAGACTTATGGGAACAATTCCTTAATGATAAGGGCATGTTCGATTACACATACAATGAGAGAATGGGGGGAGTATTAATATCGGATTTAGTTCGTCTTTTAAAGAGAGATCCAGATACAAGAAAGGCAATTATACCCATATTCGACCATGATGATACTTTATACTATGGCGGTAGACAACGTATTCCTTGCTCTATGTATTATGATTTCCTTATACGTCAGAATGGTAAAGGAGAGAGGGTATTACATATTTGCTATCATCAAAGAAGTTCAGATTTTATAACCCATTTCGGTAATGATGTATATCTTGCATGGAGACTTATGGAATATGTAGCTAAAGAGGTAGGAGTAAAACCTGGTTACTTATATCATGCCATAGATTCTTTACATACTTATAAGAAAGATTGGATAGCATTAGCTTCTAATCTGGAAGACTTACAAGAGAAATACTAATATACGAGGGATGTATCTACTACTGGGGGGTATGTCCTTTTTTCTATTTTAAAATATGGAGACACGGTATACAATAATAAAAAACAAGAGAGAGCTTAAGAAACTTATTGCTTGTTGTAAAGCTACAGGTTATGCTTGCTGTGACTATGAAACAAATGCAGAACCTATATATAATAAGGGTTTTAAGCCAACTATACTCTCAGTATCCTGGATGCCAGGGTTTGGTGCTTCCATTCCTTTAGACCATTTCGAAACAAAAGATTATACTTCACCCGGTTGGAATTGGAAAAAGATGCTAAGGAAATTTGGGGAAGAGGTAATCGAGAATTATGACATTGTAAAGGTGGCATGGAACTGGAAGTTTGATGACCAGATAAACCAAAAGTATCGAATATTCTATAGAGGTACTTGTTTAGATGGTATGCTTGCAAAATATGTTCTTAATGAGGAAAAACCCCATGACCTAAAATCAATGGTAAGAAGGTATTTGCCTGAGCATGGTAATTATGAGAAACAAGATGCTTTTGATAAAATACCTTGGGATAAAAAAGAATTAGACCCACTTTGCCATTATGGGTGTCAAGATACAGATTATACTCTTAGGTTAATGATATTCTTTGAGAAGAAGTTGGTGGATTTAGGTATGTATTCGGTATTCCGTAATTTATTCATGTGTAATTCACGAGTACTAACATCGGTAGAAAAGGAGGGTTTATATCTAGATACTGAGTTCAATAAAAAGCTTTTGGAAGAATATAAACCAAAAATAGATGCTGCTAGAGACGCAATATACGCTTTGCCAAGAGTAAAGAAATTCGAAAAGAAGTATAACCAAGAAAAGATTGATAAATATATTCAGTCTATTGAAGACGAACTTGAAGAGTTAGATTATAATGACCCAAAAGATAAACGGAAGATTGCATCAAGGGAACAGAAAATCTCAAATATCAAAGCAGGTATATTCACAACTAAAAAGGAACAAGAATTAATAAGGCCCATTAATTTGGGTAGCCCAGTTGATTTACCTGCATTGATGTATTCAGAAGATGGCTTTCATTTTGATGTGATTAAGGATAATGAATCTGGTAAACCAAGTACTGATGAAGAAACTCTTACTAACCTTAGGTTAACGATTAAAAAGCCAGATTCACCAAAGGCAATATTCCTTGATAAGCTTCTTGAATTACGAGGGTTAGAGAAAATGTATAAGACCTATATTTATGGATGGTGGGAAAAGGTACAAGATGATTCTAGATTACACGGTAGGTATAATATACATGGTACAGACTCTAATCGGTTTAGTTCTGCAGACCCAAATATGCAGCAGATACCAAAGACATCGGTAGATCCCAATATCAAGAAACAATTAGTTGCTCCTCCGGGATATTTATATATGGCATTTGACTACTCACAGGCAGAGTTAAGAATGATGGCTCATCTATCGGGTGATGAAACATATCTTGATGCTTTTGCAAAGGGGGCTGACCCTCACTTGGGTATAGCAGCAGCAAAATATGGAGTATCAATTGAGGAAGCCTCTAAAATATACGAAGATGAAAATCATCCTGACCATAAATTATGGAAGACTAGAAGAAAACAAGCTAAGCAAATTGCATTCGGTTTGATTTATGGTATTGGAGAAGCTTTACTTGCAGTAAAATTATCCGACCCAAAAGCTGGTATTATAGTTACTAAAGAAGAAGCCCATAAAGAAATGGCGGAGTTCTTTGAGAAACACCCAAAGATACTTAAGTTCAAAGAGAAGCAAGAGAAATTTCTTCGTAAGCATGGGTATTATACCCAGTTATTTGGTACTAAGAGAAGATTACCCCAGATATACTCAAACGACAAACAAGAAGTTGCTTATGCTATTCGTTTGGGACTTAATTTCCCATGTCAAGGTGCTGCAGCAAATATGACCAACTTCGGAGCTATTCTTGTTTATTGGTTAATGCGACAAGGTAAATTACCAATGATGAAAGAAGCTTGTACGGTACATGATGCAGTATATATGTATTCTAAACCAGAAGATATAAATACATGGACTGTATATACCATTTGGAATATCCTACGTAACCCAAGTACTAAGAAGTATTTCGGTTTTCAAGTAGATGACGTAACTCTATCAATGGATTTTACAATAGGCCGGTCTATGGCAGAAGAATTACCATTTATGCCCGGATATGATTATACTAGAATGTTAAAACCAGACTTTTCGGTAGAAGAGTACATGGAGGAATACCATAAGTTTAAGACTCGTAAAATTGGTAATTTTAGTGCAGCTTCACCAGAAGTATTTATGGAACTATATAAAAAGGAAATCCATAAATATCAACGAGAATATGAAAAATCGAGAAAAGGGTAATATACCCGGGTTTAGTAATTATTACATATCCCGTACTGGAAAATTATACTCGAAATTTACTGGTAGTTGGAAATTAGTAAAACCTGCTATGAAAGATAATGGTTATTTATCTAACTCTTTAGTAGGAGATGGTGGTAAACGGAAGAACTTTTATAGACACAGGTTAGTTGCTTCTATTTACATCCCTAACCCAAACAATTATCCTCAAGTATGTCATAAAAATAACAATCCAGAGGATAATTGGGTAGGTAATTTATATTGGGGTACAGCTAAGATGAATATGGGTCAGTGTATAGAAGATAAAAGATTCTATTTTGTTGGTAAAGAACGAGAACGTAAGGTAAATGTAGAATTATTAATTTCTAGGTATATAGAGGGTATACCAAGAAAAGATATACTAGAAGAATTCGGTATATCAACTGGAGTATTATATAAAATATTACGGTATAATAACATAAAACTAAGGAAATGAAGAAGATTTTAAACGGGCCAACGGTATGGAGGGCTAAATGCCCAGTATGTGATTGCGAATTTGAATATGATACCAGTGAAACTTTTGGGGTTTATAATAAATCTGGGGATTATTTTAGGATAGTACAATGTCCTAATTGTAAAACTAATATAAAGCATTCAGATTCAGTATCTACCATTACAGGAGTGAAAAGAGAAGATACTATGTATACATAAATAATATAAATTTATGGAATTATGGCAACACAGAAAGAGATTGATAATGCAAGTAAGTTAACTGCCCTTACTTATATGGTTGCAGGTTGCTTAGGTTATTCTATCGAAAATTTACTTAAGTATTTAGATGTGGTTAATCTAAGGTTGAGTGGACAAGAAAAAATGTTACTTAACCGATTAAAGACTCAGTTATCTCAAGTACAAACTAATCTTACTACTTTAGAGGGATTGGCTTTTAAAGTAATGGCTACGGATGAGGATGGTAAACTTGCTTATGAAGATGCCACCCATATTTATTGGGCTGCATTTTTAGCATTACTCGATAGAGGTGGTACTGATAACTTATGCGACTTAAGATTAATGGCTTTGGTAGATAAGATAAGCATCTATAAATCTCTTCTTAATTTGCCCGGTATGAAACTCTCTTATCAAATGGCTTTTGCTCAAGTAACTAAAGCAATAAGCAAAGGGGAATTTAGTAAAGAAGACTTTAAAAACCTATTAGAAGTTTATGAAGACGGAACTGAAAAAACTAAAGGTTAAATTTGAAGGTAAACTTATTGAGATTGATATTCAAAAAGAATTATCTATCAATGAGAATATCATCAATTCTCAGCTACGAGAATCTCCTTCTAGTTATTATGTACTTGCTTCTTTGAGAGATAAATATATAAAGGAAAGAGATTTACTAGCAAGGGAAAAGGATGAAGCCTATTCCAATGCTTGGGTATATTATAAGGATGCCAATGAAAGGTGGAATAACGAATATGTTTCTCATAAGGCAAATCTTAACAAGAAGTATTCTTCCATTTATGAGAGATACTTAAAAGCTGTAGAAAAAGCAAATAAGTTCATAGCTATATGTAAAGCTTATGAGAGTCGGGAGAATATATTAAGAACTATTAATGCGAATCTAAGAAAGGGTTAACCCATTGAACTATAAATAATTACTAACTTTTAAAAACAGTATTAGAATATGAATTATTCAATGACATTTATCTCACCTCTTGTAGCTGAGAAATTTAATCAAGAATTACCCGGATGCCCAACAGAAAACCGGGTACTTATTTTATCTCCAAAGGAGGTAAATCAAACTAAATCCGGTTTGATTATCCCTGAACAAGTAAAAGAGGGAGTTCCTCGTAAAGGGGTTGTAGTAAAGAGTGGGGAAATTACCGAAGAATACAAAACCTACCGAGAATTGGTTGCTGTAGGTAGAATAGTTACCTATGGTTTGTATGCAGGTAAAGAACTTGAATTCGAAACGGACAAACTATCTCCTGCTCTCAAACAACTTTTAGAGAAAAACGTTCTTACCGTATTGAGTATGAACGAAGTAGTTTACTCAGAACCGAATAATTAAAACTAATCATTATGATAAAAGACAAGAAGAAAAAGAAAGTTTCATCAGAGGGACTTTCTACAAAAGAAAAGATGCTAGCTAGAAAGAAACAGCTAGAATCCAAGGGAAATGGTAGTGGGTTAGTATATCCAAAAGAGGGAACTCTGAGGATGAGAATTAAATCTCCGGGTGATGACCAAGAATTGGGTATCGAAATTATTCAATTCTACCTGGGTGGCAATTTGGGAGGAGTTATATCTCCGGCTACTTTTGATGAACCTTGCCCATTCATGGAGAAATACCAAGAATTGAAAAACTCCAAGGATGAAGATGACAAGGAACTTGCCAAGAACCTGGTACCAAGAAGAAGATATGTTATCGGTGGTATCATTTACTCAGATGAAAAGGGTAGTAAGGTAGATTACGAAGGCAAAGATAAGGGAGTTTTAGTTCCTCGCTCAGTATACCAGGATATCATTGACCTTTACCTTGATGAAGATGAGGCAGGTGATATGACAGACCCAAAAACTGGATACGATATCAAGGTAATTCGTTCCGGGTCTGGTAAACTAGATACCACTTATTCTGCCCGTGCTTGCAAACCAACTAAGTTGGACAAGAAATATCAAGGTACCATTGACCTTGAGGGGATAGTTCGTTCTCAAATCAAATCCTATGATGAGTTGGAAGATTTACTTTCACAGTATCTAAATGAAGACCATAGGGATGACGATGATGACGATAAGTCAAAGAAGAAAAAGAAAAAGGGAGTTCACAAAGACCATTACATGGAAGATGATGAACCTAAGAAAAAGAAAAGAAAATACAAATCGGATATTTAAGGGTTAGTAATATGGTTTCATTCGAAGGTGGTAATTAGATTCGTTCTGTTATCACCTTCTTTAGTTTAAAGACATTACATTATGGTAAAGAAATCTAAGGTTGGTTTAAAAGTACCAACAGCAAATGAGATGGCAAAGAAATATGGAAGTATGATTAAATTAGCTTCAGAAGTTACTGATATCGATTTATATATACCATCTACTTTCTTTGCTCTGAACTACTTATTCGGTAAGGGTATTCCTTATGGTAAAATCGTTGAGATTGCTGGAGAGGAATCCTCTGGTAAATCTTTAGTGGCTTATAACTTTGCTTATGCTACTCAACAACTTGGAGGTCATGTGATATGGGTAGATGCTGAACAATCCTGGATGAATTCATGGGCTGAAATCAATGGAGTAGACCCTGCAAGAGTAACCATTGTTAATGATACCCGTATTGAATATATTGCAGACGTAGTGGCAGACTTAGCAATATATTTACGTTCTCAATTAACTCACAATGAACCGATACTCTTAGTAATTGATTCTATTGCAGCTACAGACTGTACAGATAATATCGATGCTAAGATGGTTGATGGTAAAGCAGAAATGGGAGGTAGAGCAAAGGCTCTTTACAAATACTTCCGTATCAGAAGTGAGTTATTCTACAAGCTGGGAGTATCTCAGATTTATATTAACCAATTAAGAACTGCTTTAAATGTCGGATTTGGAAAAGATAATACAACAACTACAGGAGGTGCAGCACTTAAGTTCTACGCTTCAATCAGAGCTGCTTTCTATTCAGGAAGGTCTGTTACCATTAAACAAAATGGGAAAGAAAGGAAAGCTGGGAAACTTGTCACTATCAGACTTATTAAAAATAAAGTTGCGTCTCCTCGACCTACAATCAGCAAATGCCCCGTATATTTCAATCCTAAATTCCACGAAGTCGGGTTTGATAGATGCTATGCTTTAGAGGATGTATTAGTAGATACCGATGTAATCGAAAAAACTACTGGTGGGTATAAATTGAAAGGTAAAACTCTTGCAAGAGGGGAAGAGAAATTCCAAAAGCTTTTGGAAGAAGACGATGAACTTCGTAGAAAACTTTTACGGAAAGCTGGAGTAAATACCATAGGTACTACTAAAAAACAACTGGAGAAAATAGAAACAAATCTATTCCCAGTCGATGGTGTAGAATATGAAAACTATTCAGATTCAGAAGAGGAGGAGGAAGACGATGAATAAGAAAGAGATATCAGAGATAACCGGGCTGGGACATCAACTAATATCAGATTATTATATTA